ATAATACTGGTTTAGGGACCAGAGGTTATAGTTCAGTATATTTCAGGTTGGGTAAGCGTCCGGGGTTTACTATTTGGGTTAAGTAGGGAGTGACTTAACTAAGATACGGAATATATTGAACTATAACTAAGGAGTAATATGAAAAACCTACTGATTGGTTCTCGTGCATTGGAACATTGGACTCCGAACTTCCAGTGCAAACCCAATGCTGATTGGGACATTATTAGCTTGCATAAAATTGAAGATGATACTAAACGCATTGAACATCATGCTTTTAATGCACTAGGTAGCTCTGATCTACAAAAGTATGCATCTGATGATTACTTTGAGATTGCAGGTCAACGTGTATACATCGTTAATCCGATTGGACTAGCAATCATCAAACGCAGTCACCTGTGGCGTGATCTAAGCTTTCAAAAGCACATTACGCACTATCATAAGCATCTTGCAAGATATCGTGCAGAGTTTACAAAAGTTGATGAACTTATCCTTGAGAATAGAACAAAGTTGACTATGGCAGCTTATCCACAAGGTCATCCGAGTTTGAAGAAATCTGTAGAAGACTTCTTTGATGATTATGTTGAGAAGAAATACAATCATGATTATTTGCATGAACTTGTTGCATATCACGATAAACCATTGTATACTCAGCTTCAACGTGATGCAAGCAGTGCATGGTGTGACAAAGATTTGTGGGACAAGCTATCAAATGATGATAAAATCAAATGCGTAGCTGAAGAAACACAAGTCATTGCAATTGAACGCTTTCTTGTACCAAGTAACTGGAATTATGCACCAAGACATGCTTATCTCAAAGCACTTGATAAAGTGTGTACTACATTATGTAGTGGTTGGTTTAGAGATTTTGCGATAGATAACTATCCTGAAATCTTTGATTTGTGTGATACAATAAAGTTTGAAAACATTAGAAAGGAACTAGAACATGGCACGAACTAAAGCTGTAGCTGAACCTACAGTAGAGCAGCAGATTGCTCAGATTCAAAAAGAAGCTGCAGAGAAGATCAAGCAACTTCAAACGGCATTACCTTGGAATAAACGCTTTGAGACTGCCTTTAAAAAGTATCTTGTAGGTAATAGACAAGATATTGTCAATTGCCTTAGAGGTAATAAACCTGAATATGGTATTGAGAATGAAATTAATGCACATCTTCATGAAGTCAATCTGAGTGTTAAGTACGATTCTGCTACATTTGATAACGACCTGTATCATAATAGCTCATCTAGTATTGATGACAATGACCTAAGTGAATATCCTGTATATACTGTGTTTGCTATTCTTGAAAATAAACAAGTTGTTGGTCATGTTAAAATTAATTGCCAATATTCATCATACAATGGTAATGAGTATAGTGGTTTTTCTTTTGTACAACCAAAACAAATTACATGCACAGTATTTACCGCTTACAACCCTTGAAAGGAACAATATGTTAAAAGATAAAATTGATGCTTTGCTTGCAGAAGCTGATGAAGATGTTAAACGTGAGTTTTTTAATTGTGAAATTGGTATTGAACTTTCTAAATGGGATGACGATAGCGTTGTAGAATTCAAAAAACAACTTACTGAAGCTAAAATCAAATTTGAACTTGTAGATCGTTATGGTGGTGAAGATCAAGGTTCTGACTACTGGAGTGTTTATTCATTTACTGATGGAATGGAAGTTGTATTCATTCAGTTCCAAGGTTGGTACGCATCATATGAAGGTTCAACTTACGAAGAATTCTATGAGGTTAAACCCGTAGAGAAAACTATTACAGTGTTTGTAAAGAAATAAGGAGTTGTATATGAATCTTAAAGAAGCTTTACAGGTTATATTTGATGCTGTAACTGATGGTTCACTGGAACAAATGATGGATGAATACGGTTGTTATGGTGAAATTGCCACTGCACTTGACAATCAGATGATCAATTACGCAGCAGTAGATCGATATGGTGGTGAAGATCAAGGTTCTGATTATTGGTGTGTATGGAAGTTTAGCAAAGGTGATCAAGATTGCTTTGTTAAGTTCTACGGTTGGTATGCAAGTCACTACGGTTCAGAATACCAAGGTTATAAGTTTGTAACACCTGAACAGAAAACAGTTATTGTTTACAAATAATTAATAACCAACGGGTCAGTAGCTTAAAGGTGAAGCCCTCGACTCATAATCGAGATAGTGCTGGTTCAAGTCCAGTCTGACCCACCAAATAAAGTCAAATAACTATTGACAAAGCATTTGCAGTTTGCTATAATTGCTACAGCAGATACTTCTGATGTAACTGCACTTCGGTTACTACTTCCGTTACAAGTAGAGTCTTTTATTAATAGTCGAAAGGAAATATTATGCAAAAACTAACAGGTATGCTTCTCTATGTACAACTACACAAACCAGTCAAAGGTTATGTTAAAGCAGGTGATGCACCAAAGCCAGATGAATGGAAAGCTTCGGTAGCCATTACTGATGAAGATGTACTAGATGAATACGAAGCATTCGCTAAACAAGTAGATGCCAAGACTTCAATCAAGAAGGTTAAAACCAGTGAATTTGAAGGTATCTATAAAGTAGCACCTCCAGAAGATGCAGGTAAGAATATTTGGGTTGTAACATTACGTAAGTCTACAGAGCTAGGTAAAACTGGTAAACCTGTACCTGATTTGTACAAGCCAAAAGTCTTTGAGAAAGTCGGTAAAGCACTAGTTGATGTTACTAACAGTAAGCTACCTGCAAATGGTTCTTACGGTTCAATCAGCATTGATAAGTTTGAGCGCACCAATGGCACTACATCTTTCTATCTAAAGAATGTACTAGTTACATCAATGATTGAATATGTAGTCGAAGAGGGTGCAGGATACGAAGCTGGTAGCGAATTTGATGATGAAGCTGAAGAACCAGCGCCAGCACCAAAAGCTAAAGCTGCAGCTAAAGCTAAACCTACTGCAAAACCTGCAGCAACCCTTGATGATGACGATGACATTCCATTTTAATTAAGGATTAACATGACAAAACAAACTAAGGATATTATGACAATCGTTTTCATGCTTACTTTTGCTGTGTTACTGATCATCTTTGGACCCCTTGCTATTATCTGGTCACTAAATACATTGTTTCCAGTTCTAGCAATTCCATTTGGTTTTTATCAGTGGGCAGCGGTAGTTCTATTGAACTTGACAATTTTCAGCAAAGCAGTTTTTACTAAGAAGGATTAATATGAATCAAAAAGAAGCAATCGCCAAGTTAGTTCGTATTTATACTGAAGAGCAATCACTTGCTGAAGAAGCTAAAGAAATTAAAGATGAAGCTAAGGAATCAGGTCTTGATCCAGCAATTGTTAGTGCAGTAGCAAAAGCAATCGTTAAGAACAAGGTTGATGAACTAAAAGCTAAATCAGATGAAATTCTAAAAGCTATTGACATTAGCCGTAGCTAATATTCACCCGAGGCTAATACCCTCGGGTTTTTCTTTAAGGAGAGCCTATGAGTAAAAGACTCTTAATCGTAGACGGTGACTTAGTGGCGTATAAACATGCTGCTGCAGCCGAAAGTCGCACGATTATTGCAAAGCATTTGAAGTCAAATAGAGAAAAAGAGTTTAAAACCAGAACGGAACTAAAGAAGTTTCTAACTGATAAAGGTATGGAATTTAAAGCTGAAGATTACAGCATTGAAGATCAACAACATCCTTTAGATATTTCATTTGCTATATCTACTGTAAACAAATCAATTGAAAGATTACAGGAATCTACTTGGACTGATGAAGTTGAAATTTATATTGGTAGCGGTAAAACGTTCAGACATGACTTAGCTCTACCTACACCATATAAAGACAACAGACAAGACACGATCAAACCTGTGCATTTAGTTGCAGTGAGAAATCATCTTAAGCGAAAGTACAAAGCAAAACTTATTGATAACGGTCTAGAGGTTGATGACGTAGTAACGATACGTGCTTATGAAGCCCTCTATAACGATCAGGAAGCGGTGTTAGCGAGTGTAGATAAGGATAGCTATCAGTCTCAAGGAATTCATCTTTTTAACTGGACAGATGAAGAACCCAAGATTCACCTTATTCCAACAGTTGGACACTTGCGTAAAGTTAAAACTACAATCAAAGGTGATGGTTTAAAGTTCTTAGCATTTCAAGTACTAGCTGGAGATACTGCAGATACCTACCAAGGTTATCAATTGTCTCAAGTAAAGTATGGACCTGCCAAAGCAATGAAAGCTTTAGAGAATGCTACTACAGAACAAGAGATTATGCGGATTATGTTTGCTGAATTTAAACGACTATATCCTGATAAATTTGAATACACAGATTGTCATGGTAAGGAACACATTGCAGATTGGCAGATGATGCTAAAAATGTATTGGAAGTGCGCCTACATGAAAAGAAGCTGGAATGATCCTAGTGATGTATATGACTTTATGGATGAAAGAGGTATTATGCTATGACGAAGACAACTGATTTATACAACACTGCAGATGTAAAGAAAGTACGCGAACAGTTAACTAAAGAGCAATTTAATACTTGTGCAGTAACTGGTTTGGATATTCCAGTCAAGCAACATGTTCTTGATCATGCACATGACGAGACTCAATTCGTAAGAGGTGTATTACATCGTCAGGTTAATGCTTTCTTAGGTAAAAGTGAAAATGCATTTACACGATTGATTGCTTGGTGGTATCCTAATGATCTACCTTCTTTACTTAGAGAGTGCGCTGATTATCTTGAGAAAGAACCTGATGGTAGGTATCGTCATAATGGTTGGATTAAAAAGATCAATACAGAATTTAACAAGCTAAAAGAATCACAAAAAGATAACCTTTTGGTAGCTTTGAATCAAAGTAGAGGTAAGAACGGTGCAGAACGAAAGAAGTTATTTCAAAAAGCTGTATTGACAAAGCAATTCAGTTATGATACAATTCGCACTTTAATACAAGAGATAAAGGATTCACATGAAGATCAAAATAATTGACTGCAATGATGCTCTTCTTTGGTACAATAAACGTATCGGTGAAGAATTCGAAGTAACTTTTATTGAAGATAAAGCTTACTGGACAAGAGAAGGTGGGCAATTCAATGCTTTAAATTGGGTTTATAAACATGATGCAACCGTAACGGAAGGAAACGTAGAATGAAACATTCAGATAAGATCGTGGAACAAGTCGTGAGAATGACAGGCGCTGGTATGAGTAGCAGACATGTTGCAGAACAACTAGGTATTGGTAAATCTACTGTTAATGATATTTGGAATCGTTGGATTGCTGATCCTAAACCTTTCTATGATCCAGAAGAAGTAGCATTTAAGAAAACAGAAGGTCCAAAGATTTTAGTATTCGATACTGAAACCGCAGCAGCTACTGCACTTACCTTTGGTCGATTCAAAGTAAATTTATCACAAGATAATATCTTAGATAACGGTGGTTGGATTTTGTGTGCTTGCTGGCGCTGGTTAGGTAGTAACAACACACAAAGTATTTACCTCACACCAGAAGAAGTAATTGCTAAAGATGACTCACGAATTATTGCAAAACTATTTGAACTATACGAAGAAGCAGATGCTGTACTTGCACACAATAGTTTAGGTTTTGATCATAAGGTGGTACAGGCCAGAGCAATCTACAATGGTTTTCCTCCATTGCCACAAGTTAAAGTATTAGATACTTTACAACTGGTTAAGAAGTACTTGAAGCTACCAAGTAATCGTTTAGATGCAATTGGTGAGTTCTTTGGATTAGGTCGCAAAGTAAGCACAGGTGGTATTTCATTGTGGCGCAAAGTCCAAGAAGGTGATGTACAAGCTATGAAAGATATGGTAACTTACTGCGAACAAGACGTAGATTTATTGTATGATGTTTATTTGCGTACTCGTCAACTAGGTCGTGCAGGTTCAGACTTCAATGCAGCTTTGTACTACGATGATGATTTAATTCGTTGCCGTGTATGTGGTAGTTCAGAAGTTGAAGCTACAGGTCGTACAATCGAAACATCGCTCAATGTATTTGACGAAGTTCGTTGTAATGAATGCGGTGCTGTACATCGACATAGACAATCTAAAACATCAAAAGAAAAGCGTAAAAGCTTGTTGATGTAAAGAACTTGTGCTATACTGGCACTTGACAATTTGAGTTCACACCCCGGTTAACAGCCGGGGATTTTTTCATAGTAAGTGACCGAAGTTTCGGACACGTAAAGTAAAGGAGTATTATGTTTAACCCTTGGGTAAAATGGTGTATTAACCACAATCTGAAAATTCTGGTGTATCTTATCTGGTTGATCATTCTTCCATTATTTATTTTTGCTTACTTTAAACAAGCTGCTGAAGATGCTCTTTACGAATTCAACTATATTAAAAACACAAAGAAAGGTGATCTATGAATAACGATTACAATATTTCAGATTTTCAAATGGACTGCAATGCTTTCAATGAAATCGCAGGTAAGCACAAACTAACTACTTTAAATGATATTGAGTTTCAATATAACTTAATCTTAGAAGAAACTAAAGAGATTAAAGAAAAAGGTATTGACCGTAACAACGCTAAAGAAGTAGTAGATGGTGTGGTGGATGTTTTAGTTACAGCATTAGGTCTTGCACAAAAGCTAGAATACCTTGGTGTAGACATGAACAAAGCAATGCGAGATACTGCTTACAATAACTTAACTAAATACCCTTCAAAAGAACTAACTGCAATTCAAACTGCACAGATGTATGAGCAAGATGGTGTACAGGTTGTTGTTGAGTATAATTCTGAGTATGAGTTATTTGTAATTAAGAATCTAAAAGATAAGGTTATGAAACCTATTGGATTTGAAAGTAATGATCTAAGTAACTGCATTCCTGCAGATTTACTCTTGAATGGTTTTAAGGAGGATTGAACATGTTTTTGAGTAACATTAAAATTGATGGTAAAGAATATACACCTGTAGAAGATGATGATAAAGCAGGTGTATGCACAGATTGTGCTTTTAGAAATAAAGCGGTTCTTTGTTATAATGCCAATCTAATTATGAAATGTGATGATCCTAAACCTTTGCATTTTGTACCAACATCAAAAGTAGATTTTCGATCAGATACACAACAGATGAAAGACTGGAACAATGCCGATGTTGTGCAACAACAAACTCCCGGTACTAAATACGATCATGACAAGTTGCAATACAGTTTGATTCCATCCTATGCTTTAGAACAGATTGCTAAGAATCTTACAGTTGGTCTTAAGAAGTATAAAGAGCGTGATAACTGGAAGAAAGTACAAGGTGCTGAACAGAGATATCTAGATGCTTTATACAGGCACTTAGAAGCCCACAGAAGAGGCGAATTGTATGATACTGATAGTAGTGTACCAGATATGCTTCACATGGCTGCTGTAGCCGTTAACGCAATGTTCTTGCTTGAATTTATGCTAGACCCTAAACTTAAAGAAAAGGATAACAAATGATTATTCTACAAGTAATTAGTGCATTAGTTTTAATATGTATAATTATAATCATGTATGCGGTTGCTATTAAATTAGTAAAAGAACACCGTGAACTACACAGTATTAAAGATGAATCAGAAGATCAAGATAACCTTGATTTAACCAATAAGCAGTGATATAATAGGACTCTCGTTTGTTCTGAAAGGTAGTAACAATGAATAAAAACACAACTCGACCCAATGCAATTGTAGCATTATGTATTATTTCTGAATCAGAGATTGTTAAAGTAATGCCAAATTACTCAAGTGAGTTTGAATACAGGGATGAAGAATTTAAAGACTTTCTTTATTCGCTAGGAATGAACGTAGATCGACCATACCAAAGGCAAGATAGTTTGCAGCATAGAAATCGTTTCAATGAAATTGTTGTGTGCAGTCGGTGGGTTGGAGAAGAACGATTAGATAAAGCTTGGATCACTAGTGGTTACGCAAGTAGACCTGCTATTGACAAAGCAAGTGGAAGTAAATTAACAGAAGACATTTATCGTGCTAGATACGAAACTGAAGATGCACAGGCATTGTTAGAATCTAGAGATAAATACGCGACAACAACAGAGGAAGACTAAATGCTAGAAAAATACTTGTTACCTATCAATGAACGACAGGAACCAGTTGAGTTTGCAGACCAACAATTGAAAGTATTCTGGTTGCCAGATGAAATTAAAGTAGAGAAAGATATTCAAGACGTATTGGTCAATTTTACACCTGCAGAAAAACATGCAGTGATCACTACGTTGAAATTATTCAGCATCTACGAAACACACGCTGGTTCAGAGTATTGGGGTGGTAGATTTAAGAATATGTTTGACGGTGCAGAGTTTCATAGAATGGCTTCGGTCTTCTCTATGTTTGAATTAGCAGTTCATGCACCGTTTTATAATAAGATTAATCAATTACTGCATATTGATACACCAGAGTTTTACACATCATACTTAAATGATCCTGTGTTAAAACAACGTGTAGAACACATTGGTGAAATTATTGATCATCCAGATGATTTGATTTCGTTAGCTGCTTTCTCGATGGTTGAAGGTGTAATCTTATATTCATCTTTTGCATTCTTAAAGCACTATCAATCTCAAGGTAAGAACAAGTTAATGAACATTGTACGTGGGATTAACTTCTCAGTACGTGACGAAAATATGCATTCTACTGGTGGAGCTTGGGCATTCAAATATAAGTTAGAACAGTTAAAGAATACATTGTCACCTGAAGCTTTTAACTTACACAAGTTAGCGATTGAAGCACAAGTTCGATTAGTAGCACAAAAGCTATACGAACACGAGTGCCAAATCATTGCTAAGTTATTTGAGCAAGGTGAAATCAAAGGTATCACTGCACATCAACTTGAAAACTTCGTACAATCTAGAGTTAACGAATGCTTGAAGCAATTAGGTTTTGCAAAAGAGTACGATGTGAAGTATAATCCTATTTCCGAATGGTTCTACAAAGGTATCAACGATTACACATTCAATGATTTCTTCAGCGGTATGGGTAATCAATATCATCGTAGTTGGGATAGTGCAGATTTCGTATGGAAAAAGGAAACAAATGAGTAATATTTATAAAGAACTAAGTGAAGAGCGTAAGAAACTTCAGGAGCAAGATTTGGTTCCTCAGTGGTATACAACTGCAGGTTATCAAATGTTCAAAGATAAATATGAATATCAAACAGAAGGTCTTTCAGTACGTGGTCAATTTGAACGCATCGCAAAGACTGCAGCAAAACACGTTCCGATGCTTCCTGAAGCTGAAGCAGAGTTCTTTAAACTGCTGTGGAACGGTTGGTTATCTCCTAGTACTCCTGTGCTTGCTAATATGGGAACAACCCGTGGAATGCCTGTATCATGCTCAGGAACAATTGCAGATGATTCAGTAGATGGTTTCTATAGTAACTTACACGAAGTTGCTATGTTGACTAAATACGGCTTTGGTACAGCTACTGATTTAAGCGGTATTCGTCCTCGTGGTTCCAAGATTAGCGTAGGTGGTAAAGCTTCTGGTATTTTGCCTGTAGTTAAAGAGCATGTTAACGCTATGCGTAATATTGCACAAGGTACTGCACGTAGAGGTGCTTGGGCTTTCTACTTGGATATTGAACACGGTGACTTCAACGAAATCGCTGATCATATCTTAGCGGAACCTGATGATTTAAATGCAGGTTGGACCATTCGACAGTCATTCATTGATCGTTTAGAAGCTGGTGATCGTGATGCTACTGAACGCTTTCAAAAGGCAATGAAGATCAAGATGGTAACTGGTAAAGGTTACTTCTTCTTTATTGATAAAGCAAATGCTAAACGTCCGATTACTTATGTAGAACATGGTCTGAAGATTAATAACTCACAACTATGTTCTGAGATTATGCTATTCAACGATAAAGACCACACATATACTTGTGTTCTATCTTCAATGAATGCAGCTAAGTATCGTGAGTGGAAAAATACAACTGCACCTTATTGGGCTACGATCTTCTTAGATTGTGTAGCTTCAGAATTTATTGAACGTGCTAAAGGTATCAATGGTTTAGAGAAAGCTGTACGGTTTACTGAAAAGAGCAGAGCGTTAGGTTTAGGTCTATGTGGTATTCATACCTTGTTCATGCAAGAGATGCTACCGTTTGAAGGCTTTGATGCACACCGATTAAGTCAAGAGATTCAAGCTGTTATTCGGTATCATGCTCAAAATGCAACTAAGGAAATGGCTGTAATCTTAGGTGAACCTGAGTGGTGTAAAGGTTTCGGTATTCGTAATACGCACTTGATTGCTATTGCACCTACCAAATCTACTGCATTACTAATGGGTGGTGTATCAGAAGGTATTAATCCTGATCCAGCTATGAGTTATAATCAAACTACTTCTGCAGGTGAAATTGATCGTTTGAATCCTGTACTACTTGAGCTAATGAAAAAGAAAGGTGTTTACACCAAGAAACATGTACAAGAAATCACAGATAAGCAAGGTTCAGTGCAGCACGTAGAATGGTTAACGGATGATGAAAAGCAAGTGTTCAAAACAGCCTTTGAGATTAATCAAAAAGCTGTGTTAAGATTAGCATCTGCGCGTAGTATGTATATTGATCAATGGCAGTCGTTGAATCTGTTCTTTGCAGCAGATGAAGACCCTGCTTGGATTGCTGAAGTTCACGCTGAAGCTTTCCGTGACCCTAATATCTTAGCGTTGTATTACATCTATACACAAGCTGGTGTACAAGCCAGTAAAGGTGAATGTGAAGCTTGTCAATAATGAAAGGAAATAGAATGAAACATAAAGAAGGTTGGGATGGTATTTCAAAAGATGACATGGGTGGTTACGCATGAAAAAACTAGTAGTATTTAAAGCACACTGGTGTCAACCGTGTAAACAACTATCAAAGACACTTGAAGGTGTTGATCTTGGTATTCCGGTAGAAACAGTAGATATTGATGCTGACCCTACAGCTACAACTGAATTTGATATTCGTGGAGTACCTACTGTACTTCTAATGAGTGAAAATCAAGTCATGAAACGTAGATCAGGTTACATGAATGTTGAACAATTAAAACAGTTTGTAGGATAAGCTTCTTACAGACGTAAAAAATCCCCGAGTCCTGTAAAGGATATCGGGGTTTTCTTTTATGCGTGAATACCGTTTAAATAAACAGTCTTGCCATTTTGTTTTACTGCAGTTAATACCTGTCGTTTTAGATTGTTAGGATCATACGATACATGCACCCAACCACTATCAGGAATACCTGCTGTATAAAACTCTAAAATAATTTGTGTATAATCAAAGTTATCTGCTAAGTATTGAGCAATTTCAGCATTGGGTACACCGGGAATTTCAATATCAGCAGCTTGCCCTTTGCAATGATCAGATGTTCTAACGCCTCCTACGGCTGCATTTACATCAGGACTACGATAGGCACTGTTAACTTTAATTCCGAGCTTGTAGGCATCTCTAAGCGGCTGCAAGACCTGTTCGCAAAGTAACTGCAGGTTAGCTATTACAGTTTCATCCGGTGTGTTATCCATATCTCTACGAATTGCGATTTCACTTTTAGTCATTTCGGCTAATGAAAAATTCTCAGTAAGTTTCATTTGTTATCCTTTAAAACAGGCCAAGATTCTCTTAGCGTTCTGGAATCAAGGGCGTGGCCTTGAGCTTTTTCTGCCATTCCTGTAAGAGCAGTTGTACACTCTGAGAATACGGTTGTAGCGGTTGCGGCGTAGTCTCTAACGGAGCTACAGGTAGAGTTACTAATGGCGGCGCTATTACGGGCGTTGTAGTCCCGCATCCATTCAAGCTGACTATTAAGAGCAGCATTAGCGGCAGCATTTTTAGCAGCAGAAATTTGGGCTTGTTTGAGAGCTTCATCTTTTTTCCTTTGTAGAGTATTAGTATCTTCAGAAGCTTTTTGAGTAGCTACTGTTAGAGCATTTGAATGCTGTAATTTAATTGCACTAATTTCAGCATCTGAGCGTAAACCTTGTAAGTAAAAACCAGATACAAAAGCTACAGTAGTAAGACCTATGGTTAAATAATTCATAGAGTTCCTTGTGATGGTGGTGGAGGTCTAACAACAGGTGCTGGTGGTCGTATAACTGGATTTTGAGTTACAATATTGTTAGGTGTATTTGTACTCATAGTTCCACGAATATAAGCAGTAGCAGCCATGAATGCAACTACAATACTTCCCATAGCTGCAGTAAAAGTAGTAGCCAATCCCATTACCATGTTAATCTTATCTGAACTAACAAAGGGTGTTAGCATTATTAAAATTATAATCATAGGTAGAAACATCGCCATCCAAGCCATCAATCTTTGTTGATCTGCAAGTTTATCCATGTTATCTATTTGCAGCATTCTTTCACTACGATTTAATTCTTCGTCAGTTACAACACCGTCATGATTAGTATCAAACTGATCATAAATAGAATTTGCTTCTAATTTCTTTGACATATCAAACACCTTGTATTAATGTATATCCTGCAGTAATTAATAAATAAAATATATATAATAATATTGCCAATAACGAATACATGAATATGTTTTCAACTACTTTTTTATTATATTCTTTTTGCAATCTTTCTGCTTTTATTCTATCTGCAGCAATCTTTCTACGTTCTTCCAGCATTTCATTATATGCATAATCACCGTATTGCATCTTCACCATCATCATTAGTTCATATTCTTGCTTAATGATTGTTCTACGTCTGACTAAATTATCTAAAGCTTCTTGTTCAACAGAACCTTTATTTAATAGTTTCTTAAATATAGAAGGTTTCGATTGCTGTTCAGCGGCTTCTTTTATATCAGTAGAAGCTTTAAAGAATGTACCCAATGCTTTGGAGACTTCGTGCATTTCTCTACCAACTTCAATACCTTGCTTTACTGCATTATAAGCAGCGGTAGCTAATGCAAAGGCACTTACTGGATCAATCATTAAACACCCAACATCAGTTTTATAACATTGGTAATCCCGATTGCTTGAGATAATACTACTAGTACAGCACCAATAGCCAAATACTTGATTTGATTTAATGTGTTTTCTATACCAGTTAATGAGTTACTTAATCTAGTAGAGATATCCTGAAGTTTTCTTAACTCTTCAGCATGATCTTCTACTTTTAACTCTAATTTAATTATTCGGTGTTCAATTTGCTCAGACATTTCAATACTTTCAACTTCAGATTAATAATTAGCACAAAATAAAATAGGCCACCCGAAGGTAGCCTAAGTAATGATACTATTATATCATTGATATTGATAATAATCAAGGTTTAATATTGATTATTCCGGTTGTACAGGCCATTCGATATTCCAAGGAAAACCTTTCTGACTTGTCAAATCCCGAAGTTCTTGACGATACTTAGCCCAAGATACTTGATCTACTGGTGCATCAATTACTTGAGTCCAGTCACAATCCTTGAGTTTTTGACCACGAGTACTACGCACAGAATTAGCTTGTTCATTATCTTTAATTAATTTATAAGCTTCTTCTTGTTCAGCAGCAGTAGCGTCATCATTATCAGTAAAGATTGGACCAAGTACATATTTTGTGTACCACTTACCATTAACTTCTTCTAAACCAGCGTACTGACTATATTGATATGCATTATCTGCTGTTGCCTGTGGACCTTCAAAGATTATATCGCCACCAAGAGCATTGATGACTTCTTCAGTAAGTTGCACAGGTAATGAAGTATTGGAATTTAAAGTACGAAAACTTTGTTCTGATACAACATCACCTGTTGATTTAATTCTAATTTGCATGATTATTTTCCTTATGCGATAGCTAAAAAGAGGTATGTGACACCAGTACTGTTAGCCAAATTGCCACCAGCGTTGCTGAGTTCAAATCCTGTTGCGGCAGTGTCAACCCAATCGGTTGTTGTGACTTCGGCAGCAGTGCTGTTGAGCACTAGGTATGGATCATTACCCACTACGATGCCCCGTGCGCTGTCCCATACATACCAATTACCTGTGGTGCTGGCAGCTTTGATGAGTACAAATCTCGCCCCACCCGTAAAGCCACAGTTGATGGTCTGAGTTGTGCCTGTGCCTGTGTAGCTACCGACCTTGCTCACGCCGGGGCATGTGGCAAAGAGGTAGGCCACCATTGTTACGCCCGCAGACGGGTTTGTATCATCACCTGCGCCCACCGTAAATACAGTAGATGTTGGTGCTGTGTTATTCCACATCAAAGCTGACGTACCAAAATTATTAGTACTATTAAGATACCCACGTTTTGTTGCGCCTTGCGGAGCAGCGTACACAGTCCAATTCCAGCCAGCAGAACTCCTAGCTTTTACAATCATCAACTCAGGCACGGCTTGCAGGTTGTGTGCCACGTTTAGGTTTGCTCCTGTGGCCGTATAGCAAACCTCATCAAAAAAGCCGGGAGCACGTTGGAATACGTCGTATACAACGGGTGTTGAAACACCTAGCGCCACGTTCCAGAAGTTTTCTTGGATGTCTGTGTTAGTTAAATTAAAGCCGTAGCCAGAGAAGTTGCCCTCTGCTGCTGTTGTTGGCGTTGTCAGATAAGGTGACCCGCTGGGGATAGAAGAGCCCCGCAGCTTGTCCGCTACGTTAAAACCCCAACCACCGCCGTTAGACCGCTGACAAGAAAGCACCATGTCAGACGCAAAAGAATTGGTAACTGTGGTTGTGCCGCTTGGTGTCTGGGACACAACATTAAACACCTTAGTCCCATCAGTAGGCACTTTCATCGGGCCACGGCGTATGGCGATGTAGATGTAGATGGTGGAACTTGCAAGGCCTGTTGTTACAAAACCTGTTGCTGTTGGGGCCATAACACTTCCCCAGCTATTTTCAGCATCTGTTGAATTTGCAGCCAAATATCTGGTTGTTGTGCCGGGAGCAGCAACAAAACCAGCCATATTGTTAACTTGCCACCACGGTTGCCCCGCTGTAGTACCTTTCATCATTAACCACTGTGGTTCATACCCAAGATCAACCGTAGCATTACCAGACCCATCAGTCATAAACGACCCACACGAAATCACATTGTCCGTACCCGTCAGGCCAAAGCCTCCTGCGTTGTGGGCGAATAGGTAGGCTACGTAAGTTGCTCCGTTCACGTTGGTGAGCGTAGAGCCACCACCAGAACCATCGCTACCAAGAGTGAAGGTTGTTGAGTCAAGTGTGCTGATAACGTATGGTGCACCGCTTGCTTGTGCAGCGGTCGTGTTTAGGAATATCTTGTAGTCCTCTGGCCCTGATCCACCATTTAAACCTCGGTGATACACAGCCCAATCGCTTGTGCTGTCGGTTCGTTTGAAAATGATGCAACCGGGTTCTGATCCTAAGTTATGCGCAATTTGACGCCCTGCTGTCCCATTCCCCGTATACGTCACAACATCAAAGAACTTTGGCTGCTTGCGGAATGTCCATCCCACATAGGAAGCACCTGATTGGTTGCTGCGTACACTATCCGAAAGAGTAAAACCAGTTGCGTTGTAAGAAGACAGAATGTTACTAGGTGATTGCTCAAATGTGCTTGCTGAATTAATCCAGTTATTTACGCCACGATTCGTGTCAACCCACGTATGCTGATTAATACTCGCACCTGATCGATCTTTCAACCATACCAACCCACCCTTACCTGCCAGATCAATCCCGTTGGTGATTGTCTGTGTAGAGCCGTTGCCTGTGTAAAGCCAAGTCGAGAACACATCCTCAATATAATTAGCGTCAGTAGAACCCCCCGCTGCAGCCATTAATATATTTCTTGCTGTCATAATACTCCTTTATTTAATATCTTTAGCTAAAAGTAAGCCATTCCAAGTAGTACCTGCATCATGTGTAAAGAATCCTAAGATATCTCTACCACTTGCTGTCAAAGCAGGTGCTGTACCACCAGCCCATTTCACACCAGAAAACCAAGTAATTGCAGCAGAACCTGCATTTGTAGCATCTAAAATAAAAGCAATACTTGTTCCACTTGATGGTACATTACTTACTGTAAAAGTAGTTGTTGTGCTGATTGTCTTAGTAAAATAATTAGCTGTATTCAAATCAAAGTTATTAGCTGGCATAGAAACCTTAGTCTCTTTAGTAGCAGTTGAAATAACAGAAATTAATGTTTTATTAGTCAGTGTTTGTGTACCCGTTAAAGTAACATCACCTGAACCAGCAACTAGTTGCCAATTTGTTGCATCAGCAGAAGGATCGGTAGTTCCTGCACCTGATGTTTTTCTACGATAACTCAAAAAGGTAATAGGACTATACGTAACTACACCTACAGCATAAGTTGTACCACTGACCCAAAGACTTGTGTTAGCAGTTGCTAGTGCAGCAGCAGCGGCAGCTTCAGCTTGTGTTTTAGCAGTTTGTGCATTGCTCGCGTAACCGTTTACTTCACTAGCTACAGCATTTGCTTGATCACCGAAAGTAGGTAAAGCACCAAGAAATTCGTCTGCTCTATCTGCAAAGTTAATAGGATCACTTCTACTTGGTGCTGTAGGTAAAGTTGTAATTGTTGTCATGTTAATCCTTCTATCTCAATATTATATAAACTATTATTTGGGTATGCAATTTGCAATGAAAATTCTCTATAGAAACCATAGATAATTAATGCTTCTTCAAACTGAGGATCACTAGAACCAATCCATACAGCAGGTGTAGCTCTCACTGAAGCTAGATAAGCATGTACTCTATTTAATTGATTATTCTCCAAGAAGAAATCAGATTGCATTCTTTTACTAAATGCTCTTTTAACAAATGTTGTATTACCAAATTCATCAGTTTCTTTAACACTGTAATCTACAATACCTGCAGATACACCATATTGAGTCTGACCAAGAGAAGCAAGATCACCCGCTACAACTTGACCTACGCTTACTGGTTGACCTGTACTATTTGTTAATTCAATTGTAATGTACGAATTTACATAAGCAGGTAATCCAGAGAATACGACTTGTGTTCTTTTTAATAGAGGATCAAGAAAGAAATAATCATACCAATTTGTTACGTTAGCACCTGAAAGACCTGCAGAATTTTCATATACAATAGGACCAGCTAAACCATCTCTAATTGTTATAGTAACAACAGCAGCTTCTAAGTTAATGAGTGCGATGCTATTAAATACTGCACCCGGAGCATATACTACAGTTAAACTTGTAGTTGCTGTGGTACTAGTACTTACAAACTGATCGAACATTGCAAACTGATTAGTTGCACCTATGTTAAGCCACCAAGTAGGTGAAACATCGGGTGTTTTATTTAAGTTAGTGTTTTGCAAAGATTCATAACGAATACCTTGATAAGATACTTTTGCACCTAATGCATATGTTGTACCTGAATTATAATTAGCATCTGCATTAACTGCAGTAGTACTAATCAGTTGAGAGTTTTGAAATACTAGAGGCTTAAGAACTTGCATAACAACTCTCTTGATTTATATCTAAGTTATCTTTGAATTTAAGTAACTTCATTTTATTCCTTCGAATATAAAACAAAGGGAGAATTAACTCCCTCTGTTTATTGCATTAAGGTGTAACAACAGTAACTTGCAAGCTTTGTCCATCTGGACTAGACCTGTCAAGAATTTTAGCTGTCTTAGATGTGTTGCTAACAACTGCACGAGTTTCTGCACGAAGCATTATTAACTCTTGTCTAATAGCAGCAAGCTCTTCAGAAGAAGAACCACCCATCAAAGAGCTAGTTTGTGCAGCAGTGTAAACCATACTTGGGCGACTAAAGTTAACCAATTCTGGACCATCTTCACCAACCAAAGTCATACCGGGAGGTGTATAACCACCATCGGCTCTAGTTCTTACTAAACTACCACCGGGACCAGATACTAAACCATAAGTGTCTGTCAGCAATTTAACAGCGTCTGGTCCAGCAACAGAGTGAGAACCACCACCGGGGAAGTTCAAAGTAGCACCAGTTGCAGTTCTTACAAGATTATAACCACCTGCAGAAGTCTGTGATCCTGTAGTTGTGGAAGTCTTATTAGAAGTAGCAACAGCAGCTTTAGCAGCAGCTTCTGCTGAGATAGCAATAGCTAAATTACTCATTGCAGTACTCAAGCTAACGATTGAAGTATCAACACCTCTCAATGCATCAACTTGTAATTGAGCTTGTTTGAGTTGATTATCTAATATCACTAATTGGTCTTGTGCCAAAATAACGGCTCGTTCCGCTGCAGATAACTGAGGTTCAGCAATATCTTGTAATGACTGAAGTTCATTAGCAAGTTTTAAACCTGCTTTGATTTGCTCAGTCTTTGTAGCGTATGCTGTAGATTCAATACTGCGTCTAACAACATTCAATGCATCTGATAACTTATCAGCATCAGGTAATACACCAGTGTTGATAGCATTAGAGATTAAATCTCTCGCTGAACTTAGGCTACCTGCTGCATTTGACTGCCCTCTAATATCTGAGATAGTAGAAGATAGTAAATCAAAGACAGCTTTAATAGACCGTTCTTCTTTTTCAGCAGCATCTAAACGAACCTGAACTAATTCTTTTTCAGCGTCAATTGCTCGTCTTACACTATCAAGAGCTATATCAGTTTCCTGTTTTCTAGTTTGAAGTAGTTTCTCAGCGTTTTCTTTTTGCAATTTAATAGCTTCATCTGCATCTTTATAAGACTGAATCTGATCTCTTAAACTCTGATTGTAATCATAAGCAGCTATTTCAGCTTCAGTAAAACCTTCAGTAGCAATTCTACGTAATGCAGCATTGGCTTCATCTGTTCTACCTTGTACCTGTAATAATTCCACTTCAAGATTTGCTCTTTCTTTCAAGAGATCCTGCATGGTTTCTGTAAGAACATCAACTGTACCCACAAGCATTTCTGTAACAGGTACTAACTGTGCAAATGATTGTTGTAAATCAAGTAGATTTTTAACTTGTTTATCATCACCAGCTTCTCTAGCAGCAGTAACCAATGCTCTGAAAGCTTCACGAGTAGTTGGTAATTCTAAACCTAATTCTCTAAACTGAGCAGTTAACTCTGTTGTAAGATTTGCAGCTTTCTCCTGTTCACTGAAATAATTCTCATAGAAGAAACTCAAAGAGTTATTAAGATTATCAATTCCACCGAATAAAGTCAATAAACTTTCAATGCTTGTATCCGAAATATTAGCGAATCCCGGTAATACTTTTCCAAATTTAACGAATGCTTGTTGAATCATTCCAATCTGATTTACAACAGCAGCTAGATTTTCAAGAGTAGGAGCATCACCCAAGGCATTAAGCATTGTATCTGCCCAACCCGGTGTTTCCTGAATTAACAACTTACGAACATCTGAAGCTACAAGATTCAGGTATTCAGTAATACCTTGTTGTCCATCAGAGAAATTACGAGGAGCCCATTTGTTTTCACGAGTATCATTCCAATCAATTAGCTTCTCACCCATTTTATTAATGAGTAAAGCACCCCATGCACCATCTTTACTAGTATCATCAGCAAAACTAGTTGCAGCTTCATAACCTGCAGTTTTACCAAATGCTACAGCAGTTGAGTCTAAAATTCCAACAACTGCTTTGGTGATATTTGTTGTTAGATCAATCGCTTGTTTACCATATTGAACATCAAAGAACTCTCCACCAGTATTACCAGTGGTTAAACCACCTGCAGCACTGTATTTTGATCCACCACCTGTATGATATGTACCTGAATCATCCAAGGATTTAATCAGAGAGACAAGGGCAACTGCAGCTAAAATATAGGGAGCGTAAGCACCTGCTTGCATTGCAAAACCGTTTGCTCCACCAATACTGGCTCCAGCCGTTGCACCAGCACTTGCACCAGTTCCAGCAACTGTATTCATAAATCCTGTGCTAAAATATTGACCAGCACTAGCAACTGAACCGACAAAACCGCCCGATGCAGCCATAGAACCAAGCATACTACCACCAGCAGAACCAACAGCACTACCTGTTGAACCACCCATGAAACTTTGAATAGAGCTACCCAATGTAGCATCAACCAAGGCTTTGACCATGATTGTAATTGGCTTCTTAAGTTCAGCAGTAATTAAGTCTCTAAATTTTTTACTTCCAGCTTTACCACCTTCAAATAAAGCGGTTACAATACTGTCAGTTACACCATTACTGATTCTATCGTATTCTTGCTTGTAGTAAGCTACAACAGCGTCTGTACCTGCATTTTCAATACTCACTCTAGAGATCGCAATTGCTTTATTAGCATTGATCATTGCAGTAGTATAAGCACCACCAGCAGCTTCTAATTGAGCTAAGGATGATGCCGGATTACTTAGTACGATTAAATACTGTTTGTAAGCTTCTTCTTGTGCTTTAGTAAACTTAGAAATTTCTGCAGTTTGTTTTTTTGTTTCTTCAGCTACTGCTTTAATTTGAGAAGCTTCAGCACCATAAGCATTTGTTAATCTGTCTTGTAATTGTAGATCAACTTTCTTATTGGCAGCGACATCTTCCTGTGTTCTAGCATATTCTTGGAAAGTTTTAGTACTTGCAAAAGCAGCTTTCTCAAACTCTAACAATGCCACCTGTTCTCTTGCACCAAATGCTGAACCAATTTTTGTTTTGGTATCATCCAATGTTGCATTAAATTCATTAAAGTCTTTAGTTAAGTTTTCAATAGATAACTTCAATACTTTTCTATTTTCTTCATCTTTAGTAGAACCCAAAGCTTTATTTAAAGCTGCAGTTTGTTCTTCATAAGCTTTCTTATACTTACCTCTAAATGATTCAATAACAGACAACTGCTTTTCTTCTGATCTAACAAGTAAGTCAGTATCTTTTGTAATGAATTCAGCACGTTCAATTAAACCTGCATCAAAACGAGCTTTCAATACACTTCGTTCATCTCTAGCGAAACCTTCAGCAAGTCTCAACTGTTCATTGTAATCTTTCTGAATAATAGAAATATCTCTACTCATTGGTACTACAATTGCTTTTTCATCCTTAGTTTTTAAACTTCTTTCTAAAGCAACAACTTCTTTTACATTGTTAGCCTTTACTTCACCTAGTTTTTTCTGTGCAGTAATTTGATTTTCAATACCTTTAATAACCGCTTCTGCAACTTGAATTGAGTTCTTACGATATTGGTCTGTCATGAAACCATCACCATTTTGCAATGATGTAAGTTCTTCTTGAGCCTTTGCTAATTGTTTAACAAGAGGTGTAGCACGACCAATATTAAGGATTTCATTCCACACCATGTTAGCGCCTCTAGCAATATGAAAGAAGAAATCCTCTAAGAATCCCATGTCTTCCTTTATTGCCTTACCAGCGTTTCTTAAAGCACCAGCGTATGCATCTGTTGCAATCTTAGCAGCTTCTGTATATTTACCTGCTTTTTCTAATCGTTGAATGTGCTTAAGAATTTCAACATTAATTGTACCTAATTCTTTAGCAAAGGGAATCAAACCTTCTAGTGGCTTTTCTGATATCTTACTGAAATTCTTAGCAAGAGTTTCTGAACTAAGTCCTGTTACTCTACTGACTTCAACAATAGTTTTAGCTACAGTTTTTAAATTATCTGATGTAACATTACCTGCTTTTGCAATGTCTGTAATAGCAGTAAGATATGCTCCTACATTACCTTTAGAACCCGCAAGAGTTTCTGATAAACCTAGAGCCGAATCTGTAGTAAGACCAAGAGAACCACCTGTTAGATTAATTGCTTTTGATAAAGCAGATTCTTGAGAGATAACTTCTTTTAGAGCAACACCATATGCAATAAAGGCAGCGACAGCAGCAAAAATACCTGTAGCAATAACACCTGTTAACAGACCACCCATTGCCAAGAAGCTTTTCATTAGAATACCATTGGAACCATCAAGAAGAGCAATTTGATATCGTATATATTCTAGTGCAGAACTTGTACCTGTAATATCCATAATGAAATTCTTAACGGATTTACCAGCAGCAACGAATGCGCCACCTAATGCACCACCAATGGCTAAAGCAACATCCTTAACACTGCTGACCATTCCTATTGCAGCTTTTGTAAGCATGTCACCCATATCTTTACCAGCTACACCAGCTAAAGCAAATTGATCTCGTAACTGACCACCCTGTTGCAATAGAATAGTTAGAGGTGCTTGACCCGTAGCTAAACCTACCGCAATGTCGGTAATCTGTGGACCTAACGCTCTTGATAGATAATCAACCTGACGATTACCTGCTGCCTTCTGAATCGACATTAAAGCTGTCTTATATCTTTCTAAGGCTAAGACTTGTTCATTGGCACTTTGACCTGATTGCTTTAATGCTTGTTCAAATTTAATTAATTTATTGTTAACAGAACTTGTAACATCACCACCAGATTGTGTTAATCTATTAACTCTTTCCATTTCAGCAGAAAGATAAGTACTTGCTCTTACAGCGTCATCTTGTGCCTTAATCTGAGCTTTCATACTATTAGTGCGCTCAGAATTAGCTTGGTTAATTTTTACGCTCTTTTGAATCAACTTGTCATATTCAGCAGACAATCCATTTAAGCTTTTACCTTCAATACCATATAACGCAACCAATCTTTCCTTTTCACGGGCTAGATCAGTCATTTGTTTCTGAGTAAGACCTAAGTTTTTATTGAATAGATTTGTGACTTCTGTTGTGGTCTTATATTCGTTTTGTAGCTTCTGCATCAAACCAATACTCTTATCGAATGGATCACCACCGATTAGAGTACGCTGAGTAACAAGAGTCTTATTTAACTGCAGCATTTCATCATCTAATGCACCAGCAGCTTTAGCTGTAGCTAAGATAGATGCTTGACCCTTAGAGTTACCTTGGGCCATGTACTCTAGGATAAGATTCTGACGCTCTAATACACTGCTTGACTTAGCAGCAGTTTGAGCACTTTTGGCTTGTGCCTGTTCTAATTTTGTTTGAGCAAGTGCAGCCTTAGCAGCAGCTTCTTCAGCTTTAGCTAATTCTTTATTTGTTTTTGCAGATTCTTTACTTAAGTTCTGCATTGGTTTATTTAACTTAGATACAGCAGTACCTAACTCTGCAACTTTAATAGCGGCAGCTTCCAATTCTTTCGTATTAACTACGAACTTTAATTCTGCTAAATCCATAGCATTTCTCCCGTTGTGGATGTAAATTCCTATGTGTATAAACTACATTAATCCATACACATAGAAGCCCTCGTTAGAAGGCTACTACTTTATTTCTTATTACTTTTCTTGCGTTCAGCTTCAGCTTCTTTCGCGTAAGCTTGTAATGCTTCATTGTCAAATAACTTAATCAAGTTAATTTCCCATTCTTCAGGCTGCAACTCTATTAAATCAAAATAAGCTTTAATTTCTGTATAAGCTATTGGGTTGACACCAAAGCCGTTAGAGCTTCGTGCATTATGCAGATCAATAAACCATTTCCATACATGAATACAACCATCAGGTAGCTCAACAATATCTTCAAGCTCTTTAGGTTTTATACCTGTTTGTCTCCATACGGAATTGAGTTGATCTCTTAAGGTAGAGCCATCTTTAGAACGCTTACCGAAGCCAAACTCTTGTTTAGAAAAAGTTATAGCTTCTTGAATTTCACTCTGATCGAAAGTTCAGGATTTGACCTGATTCCTCCATCACCGCTTCTTTAATCCAAGGATAATCCTTAAAGATTCTTTCTGCATTTTCTTTAGTGAAAGTAACGACCTTACCGTTTTCAGTAATGTTCTCCCAACCAATGACTCGTACAACAGCAGATTCAATACTAAGTTCTTCAGCTTCTTCCAAGGTCATGTCTTCAACATCTTTACCTCTGCGTTTAGCTTGTTGTTCACGTAGTTTGAATTCAGCATACTTCTTACGAGCAAAAGCTTTAACTGTTTTAGATTGATCACCACGCACTGTGATGAATACTCCAGTTGCTTCACCAGTACCGGGAAGTTTCAATTCAAATTTGTAGCCTACTTCGGCAATCTCTGTGTAATTATGTTTTGCTAGATCAAAAGTCATAATAGTTCCTTTCTGTTATTGTTAATGAAGTACTGATTATAGCATATTTTTTATGATAAATCAAGTGATGTAAGCAAAAAAAAACCCCGGCTATTAACCGGGGCTTATCAAGTTACACTAGCAATATTATGCTGCAGAATCTTGAATTTGAATTGTAGTAGCAGCTAGACCTGCACTAGTAACATCGTTCAATAGAGCTTGAAAGCTTGCTGAAGCGATTAGACCAAGTTCACCGTCATCTTTTGTGAAACTACCGAGCTTAACTTTAGGTAAGGTAAACGCTACGAAGTTTGCAGCATCAGAACTATCAGCAGTTACTGTCAATACGATTGAAACAGGAGTTTCGTCATCGAAGTAATCACGGAAAGCAGCATCTTGGAAGTAAACACTTAAGTTACCAGTTACACGGATACGACCAGTGAAAATATCAGCAACAGAGTTGGAACCAACAACAGCAGCATTTTCAGTAGCGCGTTCGATTGCAAAATCTGCAGAAGTAACTAGAGCTACGGCAGCACCATCAACAAGCATCACACCGTTTACAGCAGCAAAGATACCGTTTGAATTCTGAGCAGTAGGAGATGTGAAATACTGACTAGTACCAACTTGAGTTAAGTCTTTACCAGCAAAACCGATATCTACAGTTGTTAAACCAGTTGCAGGTAACTGAACAGATAGGTTGTTAACTTTCATACCTGTGTATACTTCAGACTGAGCGATGTCAGAATAAAACTCTTCTACAGTGTAAGAATCGTCAGTGTGACCAGTTGCAGGTACAAAGGTTTGTTTACCGGGAGTAGTTAGTGTAACTGAACTTGCTACAGCTTGTGCAGTGATGGTAGAACCATTTAGAGGCACTACAACAGCATTTGTTGCAGTCAAGGATGCAACTAGTAAGTTTTTACCGTTATCAGCAGTAGCAGTCAAACCACTGGCACGAATAACCATACCAACACGAATACCATCAGTTAACCATGAACCAGTTGAACGAACTAGAGTGTATGTTGTACCAACAGCAGTAACTGTAGTTTGAACAGCAGAACCGAGTGTAACAGCAGCAAAATCTTTACCTACGATAGAACCCATAAAGTCAGCATATGAAGCTGAAGAGAGTTCACCATTTAGAGTACCTTCAGCAGAACGAACACCGTGACGGAAATCAGCTACCTGACGATCAACACGAATTTCGGCTGATTCATAAGCTTCTTTTACCAAGTTAAAGTTAGCTGTAACTCTACGCAATAGTTTACCAGAAGTATTACCTGCTAGAGTACCAAATGTAGTTTCCTTTTTGTAAGCAACCTGCTTGGCTGTACCTTTTGAAATTGTCATATTATTTCCTTAATTTAAATTTAGCATTTGCAAATGCGCTGGTTTAGGTTCAGCAACCTTGTTTTCAATAAGAATAGATTTCTGCAACTAATTCAATTAGCACAGGACAAATTACTCTTTCAGATACAACTGTATTTCCAGCAACTTGCGGAGTTTTTAATACGTGTATTTTTACATTACCTTCTTGAAGCACCAAACCTTTTGCAAAATGATTTCTAATCAATTCAGCACGAGTAATTACTTCTGAGGTTCCTTTGTTTGCAGCACCGACTATGAATATCTGCATTGTTACTCTTTCTCTGTGAAAGCCTGTACCAAGCACAGGATCATCTGGAGTTTGAATAGTAAACTGCACTCTTTGATATAATCCATTAGGAGGATTAAAAGTAACACCTTCATAAGCTGTAGGTAATACAGGACTTAATGTGTTCAGTTTTCTTTCGGCTGCTCTTTTAATTTCTAGTATTGCCATTAACTTGCCTTATAATAATCATCTAAACTCAACTGATATGTTCTGTAAACAGATTCCATAGTTGGTTGTACAATTGGTTGTTGTTTATTGTATCTCGTAAAGTTTTTCTCTAACTCTACAATATAAGGACCAAAGTTACTGATCATTACAGTCTCACCAAGTTTATACTGATTCAAGTCTTGTCTAATTAGAGAAGCAGCCATTTCATCAGAATCTTGACCATATAGAGTTTGCATTTCTAATGTACCATCCATTGATACTCGCCAAGAACCTTTAGCAAAACCTTCAATTGGCTCTAAACCAATAGATTTTTCACGCTTCAAATATAATGATTCCCATTTTATAGAATCACCAAGAGGTGTATTATCAATAGCAGTCCATGCAACAATATATGAAAACTTTTGAACCATACCTTGCATTTTACGAACAGCTTCTTCATGGAACTTCTTTAAGCTTTGTTCTAGTTTTGAAGTATCACATGTAACTTGCATGGTTAACCTTTTACAGTTAATATTTTGTATAAAATTACAAGACCATCAGCAGCATGTTCTGTAACAGAATCTACTGTATAAGTAATAGAATCAATTGTGATCTTATCTGTAGGTGCAGGTACAAAACCCAAGTTATTATTGGGTAAATAGAATAGAGCAGAATCTCTGCCGATCATATTTGGAAAGTTATATTGACTTGCTCTAACGTGCTTCTTATACATTTTAACAGAATATGATGTTTCTGTGTTGGTTGTACTACCTGTCTCAATATCATAAGAACCTTCAGTTACTATGGTGTAGCTGCAAGTTTTACCGTGAGTACTAATTGCTTTGAGTGCTATCGCTAAGTATTTATCCATAGTATTTCCTTGGCTTAAATACCGAATGAACTTGGGCGGTATGTAAATGTTTCGTCAGTAGGTTGCACAACAATGTTATTATCTAAGTTAGAATCGTTAGCTTGCATATCTGCTTTTGAGATACCACCAGCATAACCTTGTACTTTATCATACATTGCATTTAGGTCAGGATTCTTAATATACATTTGCAAAGCTTGCATGTAGTTCTTAGCAGCAGAAGCACCTTTAATACTAAAGATATCTACTGTTTCATCAGTACGCATTGAAAGCTTAAGCATAATGCTTTTTGCAGCATCCATTGCAGATCGGTAAAGAACACCTGAATTCTTAGTCAAAAAATAAGTGTACTCAGCATCACTCATAATCGGGAATTCGGCTGAAGTATCACCTAGTTCATAGCGAAGGTCTTGGATTGTAGCCATTTATTATTCCTTATATAAATATATCTAATATAAAAACTAAATACAACACTAGTAATGTTACACATAGTTTTTATATTAGACCCCTCCGAAGAGGGAATCTAAGTTTACTTTAGAAAGCCCCGAAGGGCAATCATCAGTTAGAAGTTGTCAATTGAACAACAGCTTGTGGGCGGCGAATCAAGTTCAAGAAGTTAGCTTCTGATTGAATCTGAATTTCGCTGTCTTTAGGGTCTTTGTAAGTGAATACATAAGCTTGCTCACCAATGGTGTTAACATGTGAGAACTTGTTAGCAGGGCTAAAGTAAGTCTTGAACATGTCAGAAGTACCTTGTGGTAGCATGTAAGCTTCACCAGCAGGGATTAGAGCAGTACCATTGTAAGAACCACGGTATTCGATGTACTCAACACCACCGTGTACGAAACGGCGATATACACCAGAACCTAGACGGTTACGTAGAGGCTCTTGAGTGCTTGTGTAGTACTTGTAAGCTTCTTTGACGGTAGCGTGGTTAATCAACTTAGCGAAGAATGCTGGAGAGCATAGTACGATAATGTTGCTAACAACTTCACCACTCTGGATTGTGTCCTGAATGTGAGCAATACCTTCTTCTGACTTAGCGTTTAGGTCAGTAGTGGAAGTACCGAGTACGAAGTCAATAGACTTACGTGTGATACCGAAATCAGTGTAGAAGTTACCAGCTACAGTACCGTTAGGAGCGTAGATAGCACCAACAGTAATTGCATAGGCACGAGCAGCTTCTAGAGTTACTGAGTGGTTCATGCGGATACGCTCTAGTTTACGAGCGATAACAGCAGCTTCGGTTTCAGCTTGATCAGCAGAACCATAAGCACGTTTACCTTGGACATCTTCAGGCTTAACTGCATCATCCATTGGAAAGTGTGGAATGGCGAATGAACGTAAAGCGCGTGTGTCGCTCTTAGCTACGTTGTTACGCTCACCACGGATTTTGTCGGTAACTAGACCGAGAGTACCTTCGCTGGATTCAACGGTAACGCTGTGTTGAGCTACGCCTTCTTCACCGAATAGACCTAATTCATTGATCAAGCCCCACTTATTAGGAACTAAGAGTAGTTCTTCTGTGTAATCGACTAGTTCAAATGGTTTTTCAAAACTACGAGTTTGCATTATAATTTCCTTGTTTTATTGTTCGGTAATTTAGATATTAAACTGCATCGTTGCAGAGAATACCCTTGGCTTCTAGAGCAGCGTATACAGCGGCTAATTCAGCATCAGTATTGTAGGTTGCATCTAGAACTAGACCAGCCTTGGATACGATAGCAGGACCACGAACTAGGCATAGAACCTTTGTGTCAGTGGTAGCAGCAACGGTTTGTTCAACCATCACGATAGCGTCAGCAACTTCTGAACCATCGGTAGCAGTTTGCACAGCAATTTTGTACTTACCACCAGTAGTGACTTTACCGAGAACAGTACCGGGAACTAGAGCAGCAGCAGTACCATTATAGGTTACAGCTACACGGCAGTAGGCAGATTCAGGGAATAGTTCTTGTTTGACAACGTTAGAAAGACGTTTAGCTTCTGTTGCGATTAATGGCATTTTATTTTCCTTTTATTACTTAGTTACTTGCTTGGCTTTAAGTAATTTTGCCACAGCAGATTCTTTAACAACGGTTTCTTCTTGAGTTGAAGCACCTTTTTCTACGAACATCTCAGATGTTTCAACAGTAGTCATCATCGCTTCCATTGCGGCGAGGAATGCTGTAAAATCATCTTCGGATTCTACAGCCTTAGCGATTGCTTCTACTTTGCTTTCGTCTTTAACGATAGCTTTAACTTTTTCAGTTTTCGCTTTATTGATAGCTTCTTTTTTCTCAGCTTCAAATTGAGCGATTGTTTCCATAGCTTTTTGTAGTTGTACTTTTTGCTCTTCTAAAGCTTTTTGTACAAGTTCAAATTGAGCTTTTTCAACGGTTTCGACTTTTACTTCGTCTTCCATCTTAGATTTCTCCAATTCTTCTTTGTTAACAGAGGTAGACACCCCTTCAATATTCTCAACGCCAGCGTTTGTTGAGGTATCATTACCGTCTGCAGAAGCAGTAGGTGCAGATTCTTTTGCAGATTTCTCAATATCAAAAAGAGCTTTTTCAATTCGTTCTTGATCATTGAGCATCGCCAAATATTCATTTTCATCTAAATCAGATAACACTTGTGATAAACTCTCTGAATCATTAGCAGATTTCAGAATTTCAAATGCTTCTAATTTTGATTGAATATAATCTTCATAATCTTGTGTTTTGACTTCTTCAGTCATTTCCGGTTTTTCGTAACCCATCATACGAGCTAAAACTTCGGCATCTTCGTAATATACGGAAAAGAACTTGCGTAAGAAATCAGGTAGTTCCATAGTTACACGAACCTGTTGCATCTTTTGTACAAACTCTTCGCTAAATTTATTAGCTTTTAGTACTAGTGCATAATCGTGACCATTAGCAGGTCCACCTTGTTGCTTACTGGTAAGTGCTACGTGAGCGCCTTCTTTTTCAAAACTAATATCTGATAGTTTTCTTTTAGCTTTTCGTTGTGTTGCCATTATTCATCATCCTCTTCGATTGATTCAACAGATGCTAAAGCACCAATACTCAAACCATTGATTTCACCAGACTTGATTAATTCCCAAAGATTGTCATCTAAGGATTGAATAGTTGCTAACCAAGTACCTTTTTTTACAAATTTATCACCTAAGACAAAATCACTAGGGCAGCAATAGCTTTCACAGAATTCGAAAGTATCAGTTTCAACTAAGTGAAACAAATTAGCTTTCATACTGTATTTATTGAAATTGTGACAAGCCTTACGAACTTCTGCTTCACTGGTAATGTCACCATGTAGATCAGTTTCTTCAGGTGTCATTACAATAAATGTAGCTTGTTTTAATTCTTCGTCAACTGCTTTTGTAATTGGAAGTTTTACTCCCAGTAAACTATCTTCAGAATTTACTTCTTCATCTGTAATATCTTTGATATAACTTTTTAGAATTTCTTCTTCTTTTAATACTCGTCTAGCAAATGCTAAACCAGCAGAACCACCCCAAAGTAACCAAGCGATAGTACCAGCAGTTGGTCCACCATCAGGCATTTTCTTCTTTGGTGCATAATTCTTTTCGTGTCTGCTAAAGAAAGCGTACATGCGTTTAACTGTATCTAAACTAAGATTACCGTTAATAATGTCTCTTGCTCTAGCTACTCCAGAACCTACTCCCTCTGCACTAGCTTGAGAAGCGTCTAGTCCACCACGATTCCATTTTTCACGTAATGCCAAACCTCGTCTAGCATTATTTCGCATTGCATCTGTGGGAGCAAAACTTTTAGCTTTATTTACTGTTTCCATGCTCACCTCTTATTGTAAATGTATAAACATAATTATACCATAATTTTATAGTAAAATCAAGAGAAATATATCTTAAGGATTAAATCTCATACTCAATATTACTTATTATCCTTAGATAAAAGCATACCGCGCCAATTTGTTCCACCATCATGTGTATAAAATGCTAAAATATCTACACCAGATGAAGTCAAAGCGGGTGCTGTGCCACCTGTCCACTTTACACCAGAGAACCAAGTAATTGCAGCAGAACCTGCATTTGTCAATTCTAATATAAAACTATTTGTATTACCAGAAGATACAACATTAGAAACAGTAAGTGTAGTTGCACCTGATATTGTTCTAGTAAAAAAATTACCAGTATTTAGGTCAATATTACTTGCAGGTATAGCTGTCTTTATGTCTACACTTGTTGATAATAAAACATCTGTTGCTTGAATTTCTTGAATTGTTGTACCGTTTAAGACTAACGGATATCGTATTGCCATATTTCTCCTTTAGCTCACAGCTACGTTAATTGTTGAACCTACTCTATTTAAAATAGATAATAATCCATTTGTTATACTTATATCCACAGATGCACTAGCTCTATTTAAAATAGTCAGTTTTGTTGCTATATTAATATTTGCGGAACCATCGAAAGACACACCGTTAATTGTTCTTGCAGTTTGCAACACAGTAGCACTTGCTGCATTGCCTGTAGTAGTTAAATAATTACTAGCGTGATTACCATCTAACAAATCTGCGTCTAAACCACTGTTATGACCATCTACTGTTTTTATTAGATCAAGAATTAGCAGGGGTTGATTCTGTTTTAAATACCATGCTGAACCATTCCAAACCCATGTTTTTGATCCGAAAGTATATTCATCATCTACACTAGGACTTGAAGGAAAATTTAAAGTTGTCATAAAATTCTTAAATCCTTAGTCAAAAGAATAAGCTTCTTCTGGATTAATAATATTTGGATCAATCAAAGGGTCCAGTGAGATTGACAACCTTTTTGTTGCTTCAGCTTTTAGATATTCCTGAATTGATTCTAAAGTTGCCCATCTAGTTTGATCTATTGTTTGAATAGTTAATGATAGTGCTGCCATATTAAGTAGTCTTCATAATTACACCAAAACCAGTACCACAATTAAAGAAAGTATAGGTATCACCACTTACATCAACTGTATCACCTGTTGTACCAATATTACCACGAGTCCAATATATCGGCACAACTCCCGTTACAAACTGTGTAGGATAACCCAACTCTCCAATCTGATAATATATTGGTGAGATTTGATATTTCGGATTACCTGCAGAATCAATAGAATTATTTCTATAACTTGCAGATGCCTGAGCTAAAATACCAAGATTTGCAGTTGCATTTTCTGATATGTCATAAGTACCGTAGAAAGTTCCATTATTAACATTAGTTACACCGATAGCAATTGCCATCCATCCGGGAAGTTGAGTTGTTGTATAACCAGTGGGTACAAGAATAGGATGTCTAGTAGTTGACCATTGAGTATGATTATATTGAACGACTGCTGGTTTATTATAAAAATCGTGTACTTCAGTATTGGTTGATTCCCAAACAGCAGATAAACCTCTACCTTCTTGAATAATTGTAATATGACGAGGAGTCGCAATTACATGGAGAATTTGATTTGCTGCGCTCCAAATTGCCAAAGGATTGGTTTCACCAATACCTTCAATGGAACCAGCACCAACTCTTGGTCCTTCATTGGTAGTTCCACCGTTTGTAGCAATACTTGCTGCCGCTGTAAGTGAAAATGTATATGCTGCGGCAGGTGCGCCTCTCCACACAAGACTAAGAACAGCATATTTTAATCGTGATTCTCTATTTAAACAAGGTGCTGAAAATCCTAAATTATAATTTACATCAGTTGTATAACCATAAGGAGAAGTAGTATCTGCTGCTGAATTAACTGCTGCAATAGATGGTTGATCACTTGCATTAAGTCCACCAACATAAGTCCAACCCGCAGGAGTAGGATCAACTATAACAGAAGATGTTTTATTAAATGCTGTAACTAAAGCTAGACTTGGATTTTCTGATGTAATTAATCTGCCAATATCGCGCATTGCACGAACTGCGCTAATATTTGATGGACCTACTACTAATTTTGCGTACATTAAGCTACCCCTTGAGTATTATCTGCGAAAACCGTAATTCGGTCATCTGTTACTAAAACTTCACTGCTAATAAAATAAATTGAATATGATGTAATAATATAATTAACATTCTTATCAGCTAAAACTGAAAGAAACTCATCTTGGTTTCCGTTAAAATTATAAATAATATGATTACCAAAATAATCGAGAATTTGTTGATCGTTCATATTATGCTCCGTAATAAATGAAACTTAAAGATAAACCAGTAGCTCTACGTGTTGATCCTGATTGTATGATATTTACAAATAGTTTCTCACCTGATAATATCTGATGTGAAACATTGAATGAAGCTACTTTTGATCCTGCAGCAAGACTGTATGTACCTAATTGTGTAGAAGTAGCGTAACTTGTGCCTTTTAATAATAAAATACTAACAGGTTGACCTGATGATGCAACAAATACACTAATTCTTATTTGGGTCAAAAGAGATTCACTCGCAGATAAAATAAGTCCTTGACCATTTCCTAAATTGTTAACAGGAACAACAACAAATCTCTGATTTTGTGTAATTGATTTTGTTAATAGTTTTGTTCCTGCAATTAATTTATCAGCAGCACCTTCTGATGTTTTACTAATACCTGTAAATATTTTACCGAATGTATTATCAATAAGTAAACTTCTTGTTCTTCTAGTCATTTTAAACCTCTACTATTTTTAATGCTGTTTTCCAAGAAAATGTTTTTCCGGGAAGACCAGTTACATATACATTCAATGTTTTCGTTGTAGAATTTACTCTAACGTCAATTAATATATTGGGATTACTTCTAGTTACAACAATTTCATATAAAGAACCAGCATCTGATACAACATCTGCATTATTAGTGGCAGCACCTTTTACATAGAAGGCAGCAAAATCAGTACTAGAATCAGTACTCTTACAAGCAATATCTAAAGTATAATAAATAAAAGTATTAGTAGCTATACCAATTCTATTGTCAGCTATTCCGTTTACAAATATTTCTTTTTCAACGTCATCATTTGTTGTGCCTGTTAAAACATATTCATTTGAGTAAATACTTACATTATTATTTATAGATAGTAAACTCTCAAGTTCTACCCATTGATCAGAAGTACCATCAGATACATAGGTGTATTTAATACCATCGGTTGTGTTTAACCATTCATCTCCTGATGATGGATCACTAGGAGCAGAATCAGCAACTGTTAAAGTTGAACCTGAGCTTGATGCCAACCAGCTTGGTTTACCATCGCTATCAACCTGTAACACATCTCCTACTGAACCAATTGGTAATTTAGTCAATGTATTTGAATCAGATGCATATAATATGTCACCTGCTGTATAACTTGTTAATCCAGTACCACCATTTGATGTAGAAATAGTACCAGTAACATTAGAAGCTGTACCAGTGATATTACTATCAGTAGTAATATATCCGTTAGGATTTGTGGCATTATATGGTGTGAAACCTAATGCTGTAGTTACATTGGTGCTAGTAATTTCACTACGGATTGTAGATGAACTTTTATTTTCTACATTGCTTAATCCTACATCAGAACTATTTAATGTAACAACACCAGTTTTACCAGCTACACTATCAACGGCTCCACTTGTAATAAAAATATAAGTACTACCACTCCAACGATAAACTTTATTAGTATCTAGTGCTACATATAATTTTCCAGTTTCACCTGTAGATGGAAAGCTTGCTAAATTAGAAAACTCTAGAACATCGTCTATATAACTAGGTAAACGTGCAGCGTCAATAGTACCACTTGTAATCTTAGAAGCATCTAAGTTTGGAATATCAGAAGTCACCAAAGCTCTGAAAGTAGGTTTACCAGTTGTAGAATTTGGAGATGCTAAAACTAAATTAGCAGCTTGACTTTGAAAATCTGAAGGTAAAACTTCTAGTTGACCCGATAATGTTAAGTCACCAGTTGATGTAACTGTACCACTGAATGTTAAACCACTTACAGTACCTGTAGCATTTACAGATGTTACTCCTGAACTGGTAACATAATTATTTGTATCTAGAGTCCAAGTATTTGTTGCGGTTTTCTTAAGTAAACCAGAGGTTCCTGTTAAAGCTGCAATTGCTGTTAAATCACTATCCAGAGGTTGCTTGGTTGAATCTGCAATAGTAATATCTGCAGAACCATTAAAAGATACACCGTTAATTAAACGTGCTGTAGTTAGAGTAGATGCACTGGCTACACTTTTAGCAGAATCAGCGGTATTATCTACATTAGATAAACCAACATCTGATTTATCTAAAGTTACATCACCAGTTTTACCAGCTACAGAAGTTATACTGTTAACTTGTGCGCCAACGCTAATACCATCAAGCTTTAATTTATCACCAGCACTCATACTACCAGAAGAAGTTGTGGTAGCTTCAGTGATAGAAATTATAGGAGTTAATCCACCAGTACTATTAATTGGAGCAGTTGCTGTTACTGATGTTACAGAATTTGCAGGTGCATCAATATTTTTCCAAAGTTGTGTATCAGAATCATATGCAATTATCTGACCATCAGTAGGATTAACAATTTGTACATCATGAATTTCATCGAGTTCATAACCGTTTTGAACTTTAACTTCGATGGAACCTTGATTTTGATGACTTCTAGTTACAACACCAACATATACGAGATGACTAGGAGCATGTGGTTTTGTTGCCGTATATGTACCTGCAACAGTAGGGCTTAGATATAACTGAACACCTTCTGCGAATGCTGATGTATTTAAACCTGCAACCACACCAATGATTGTTACGTAACCATTTTGATTTGTATTAATATCTGCAGTTATCAAACCAAGTGTTTGTGCAGAAGTTGCATCCGAAGTTGCAAGAGCTTTACTAACCAGTGGTTTATTTCCAGAAGCACCGTTGATATAAACAACAGTTCCTTTTGTTAATGTAGAACCCGTTTGATTTCTTACCTGAACAACTAAAGTGGAAGCAGGGGAAGCTGCTGATACTGCTAAATCATAACTACCAGTATTTTCTGTGATAACAATACTACCATCCAAGGATGTCAAATTTACAGTTCCACTTCCAGATGATGCACTTAAATCAAATACATCACCAGTTTGTGAAACTGTTATAGTACCATCAGATGAAATTACATCTACATTTGAACCAACTGTAGTCAAATCAAAAGCTTGACCATCTTGAGTAATATTTACACTATCATTTGATGAAAATAACTGAACATTTGGAGCAATGGCAATATTCTGTTCAATATTTTGTTCTGCAGCTTTATTTTTAGTTTTAATCTTCTTACCATCTGACATTGACAATATCAAATGTCCATCTGCATCAAATTCAGCAGATTTTACAGTACTTTGAACTTCTATAATTTCTTCAGCTTTTGAAACAACTTCAAAAGGATTCGTATAACTTCTAAGTGCTTCTACGTGTGATGGTAATTTAGGAGCCTTAACTTTAGCGGGTTGATTTTTACGCTCTTCAATTTTTACAGCATTAGTACCTGCAAAAATAGATTCTTCTTTTGAGAAACCTTTATCTAAGGAAGCATTAGCTACTTTTGCAAATAATTCTCTTAATTTTAAAGATTTACTTTGTATAGTAGACGGTGTGTTATCTGCAGTCCATTGCATGTTGTTCCTTATTTGAGATACTTACTTTTAATAATATCCTCTACGGATTTCTTAACTTTATCTTTCTTGTTAGCTTCTTCTGCATTTTTCATGGCAGCAAGTGAAGCAATTCTGGCTTTTTCTTCAGAACCTGTATCTTTCAAAGTCTGATTAAATACTCTAATGGCTACTTCTTGAACTGACTTAGACTTTTTATTAGCCCACTGTGGGATATTATCGGTTGAATATGGCATTTTTATTCCTAATTATAAGTTGTCTTGCTTGTGGTGAGAACTTACCACCTTGTACAGTATTCCAACCCATGTATTCAAATGGTCTGAAAATCTTCTCTAATTCATATGTTTGTTTTTCTTCACAAACACAGAGTCTGGTTTTAATAATATTTTCAATTCCGTATTCTTTAAATGCCAGATGCAAAGGATTATAAGGATTATAAGAATTATTAAATTTACCACAATGCTCTTTGAATCTGGTTTCAATTAAACGAGTAGTAACACCAACATATCCTTGTGTGAATACGTCAGTGTGTTCTTTTAGATGCAACCAATATAGAACTGCAATTTTATGCTGCATTCTCTAAGTTACCAGAACTTGTGTCATTACCAGATGGTGATGTTGCAGTACCTTCACCTGCAGTTTTAAAACCATCACCACTACGAGAAGTCATAGCTGGTAGCTTTTCTTTATCAGGTTCCATATCCTCTGGTAAAGCATCAACACCAATGCTCTCACGAACTCTATTGAGAACTGCGCGGTCAACTTCAATAACAGAAGTACTTGCAAAACGCTGAACAGCTTTAGAGAATGATTCTAAATCTTCTGATTCTAAGTTATCAAAATCCATGTGACCCATTCTGGAAGTATCCCAACCATTGAGTTCATATGTCTGTTTAATTAACTCTTCATTGATAACATCACGAATCTTTCTCAGCATTGCTTCAGCAGCAGAAGCGGAAAGAGAATTTTTTACTTGACCTAGAGCATTGGAACCACCACCTGATTGACCTAGTACTAGAATATCAGCAAATAAGGATGTCAAGATTAGGTTTTTATAGTATTCTTTAATCTTGGATGTGTCCATTGCCTTACTACCATTTAGAGATAGTAATTCTAATTCAAACATAGGTTGTTTGGAGTCAGGATCATGCGCTTGTGGTAAAATCAAAGCTGACTGCTGATTTAGCTGCAAATTACGCATTACATTTTCATAGTAAGCACGAATTGCCTTTTGATCAGGAGAAGCATCTGACGATAGATACTGTGGAGGAAGCTTTAGTACTGGTAGACCTGCTAAATCCTTAGCTACACCATTTGCTTCAATCTCTTCGATTACACTCAAGAATCTCCAAGCTAAGTAGGCATCACGAAGCATGGATTTACCAAACGGATCACCCTTGTGCTTACCTGCACGAAACAGCATGATTTTGCTACGAGGTAAAATTACTTCGTTATTTGTTCGACTTGAATAACGATTATAAACATCAGAAATGGCAGAAAGGTTTTGCTTTACACCCTTTACTTCATTACCATCTTCACTGAAGATAAACTTTTCAATTGTTTCCTGATTACGAATTGGTAGCTTTTTCCAACCAACCAAACCATCGTTATATTTCGAACCATTTGATTTTAAACGTCTACGATATACTTTCTCTTGTACTGAGAAACCATACATATTAGAGGATAGTGCTTCTGAAATAAACTCAGACCAAGTTTGATCAGTAAGGTCTTGCATCATTTCATTGATGATTTGAGCTTGTCTTAATTCTTCAGCAGAAGCATCTTTAATTGGTTTAAATACCCAATCTACTTTTCCGATTAAGTTTTCGTATAAAGTCAATGCAGAATTAATACTACCATGATAAGACATTTGCTTATAAGTATTAATGCTATTTGGGAAATTTAATTCGCGTTTTAATTCATCACTAGAAACACCATTAAAGACATTTAAACCAAGATATCCTGATTCACTTAATTTGAAGCGATCTGGTGTATCATCCACTGCTTTTTGTACTGAGTTATTTTGTGATTTACGTGCCATCAACGGCTCCTTTGATTATGAAACTAATGAACTATTAAAAGTAGGGATATTAAAACCTGATACACTTCCATCAAATGGACTAGTACCTGTAAAATCTGGTAGAGTAAATTGCGGCAATTGTGTATCTTTATTTAATAAAAGCATTGCATCTGAGCAGCAGTCAACTTGGTCGTCTTTTTTCTTTGGATCACCATCGAAGACTTCTAATTCGTCAAAGAAATCTTTATTCCAATTAGCTTTTACTACGTTTACGAAACCAGCTTGTGCTATACTTGAAAAAGGTGCAAAGCGAGTAATCTTTGATTTAACAGGCTTTGTTAATCTTACGTTGAAACCCATTTCAGCTAACTTGCGCTGTAAGTCTTTGGCATAAGCGCCAGCGGCTGCAGCGGGGTCTAGCGGAATGCTAATTGTTACGTCTTGACCATCTTGTAAAGCAGTATCGAATACTAGCTTTTCTACTTCATGCACTCTATCTCTAATGGATACTACATCTTCTACTGTATATAAATTATGTGGGTCTTTAGAGATTAGAACACCTCTTGACCAGTCAGGATTTGGATATTGTTCAGAAGGTTTACTGAAAGCAAAGTCCCAAGCTCTGATTCTTTTTCTTGCTCTACCGTTTGCGTGATCAACTAAACCGACCCATTCGCGCTTAAATAAACCAGCAGACTCCTGACGAGCAAACCATGAACCATCAAGTAATCTTTCTTTCTCTACTCTTGGTAAAGACATCAATCTACTGATATAATCTGGTTGTGCTTTGAGTAGCGGAGGGTTATCTCGACAAGTAGCACCAATAAAGGTAAAAGATGAAATACCTGATTCGTTACCAGCACCATGAGCAGCTTCGGCTTGCTCTAAACTATCGTACCAAAGCATTGTGTTACCTTGACGAAAGAAATAACGCTGATGACCAGTTTTTTCTGGTAAAGGAATACCTGTATTTGCATCAAGATAGTAATCTTCAATCCATGATCGTAAGAAGGAATTGTAATCAGGGTTAGTCATCATAAACATCTGTGGTTTATAATCAACATAAGCGTTACGCATGCGAGAAAGAAGGTATACTACCATTTCTTCTTCAAAATCAGTTGCTTCATCGAAAATAACCAATGAGTACTGACCACCTTTGTGATCATACATGTTAGTTGCGTGTTGCATATGACTGAATTTAAGTAATGCTCCATTTGGGAACACTAACTCAAGTTCTCTACTTCGGATTCTTAGGTTTGGATAAAGACTTGTGTATAAATGCACTGCTTCATGCCAGATTGAACCGGGAGCAGTAAGCATCTTAGAAGTTCTACGAAAGATTACACCCGTTGCTCTAGGGTGCTGCATGAACTTCAATGCAATGAGTAATGATGTGTATGTTTTACCAGAACCTGCAGCACCACCTGCTAATGTAATAGTTGCTGGACTATTTAAAAACATCTCTTGCTTTTTAGAAGCTGGTGCAATCGTTATTTGTTCTGACATATTATCCTATTATTCTTCGTTTACAACCTTCAAGCTGAAAATTGGAGCATTGTGTTGTTGTACTTCTGTACCAGCTTCATCAGCTTGCTCTTCACCATCATACATATCTAAAGTTAGTCTGCGATAGTTATCCAAAAGGATAGTTGCAGCTTTTAGTTGGTTTTGATGACTAGCTTCTTCATTCTTCATGATTGCAGCAGCTTGCATAATTGCTTCAGCTACGTGAGGTTTAATCTTGCGTAGAAGCATCACAAGTTCACGCTCTTTTAGTTCACGGTTAGTTGGCTTTTCAAGTAGGTTTACGCTTTTAGGGCGACCGTTTGGATTACCGGATTTACCTTTTACGAATGACATATTATTCCTTATAAATTAGTTCTGGTTACGACTCCAGAGTAGCCTTTTCGTATCTACCGCAGATGGAACGCTGTATTCTTTGCATAAGCACTTGGCAATGCTTATCTAGAGGTATCACCCTCTATGTTACCTCGCAACAGATTCGAGGGACGCCTTCTACATGAGTAGATAACCGTTGGCGACAACGATCCTAAGGGGATAGGTAATGTTAGGTACAGGCATTTCACCTGTCGGACCGTTATTTCAGGTCATGTTTGGTGGGCACTTCTGGTAACGATCCAGACGAGCTATAGTAGCACTGGTTTTACAGACCAGACCGCCTCCTTAACGGTATACGTACCCTAATTTTGATCCCGCACTTAAGGTAGCGGAACACCTAATTGGAAGCGGGTGAAGTACTCGAAACTTCTGCGTAGAGCTTATGAGACTTACGGATGCCCTGAATACCCGCTATTTATCTTTGGCATACCCCGTAGGAATCGAACCTACAACCTACGGATTTGGAATCCGTTGCTCTGCCAGTTGAGCTAGAGATATAAATATATGGTCTATATAGATGGATTCGAACCACCGACTTCCTGACCCCAAATCAGGTGACTTAACCAGACTAGCCTATATATAGATTGATTGGCTGGCAAATGTGGGATCGAACCACAGACCGAACGGTTAACAGCCGTTTGCTCTACCTCTGAGCTATATGCCAAAATTTATCCAACTGTAACCTTATGCTCTTTCCGTTGGCGATTGAGCAGCCGAACTTTTAACGTAGTTGCGGATTACACGTAAATACTAATGTGTTTCTCTACACCACCGCCAAGCATTGGGCAATACTCAGAGGACGGGGATTTGACCCACTGGACTTTAGTAAATACTGGAGCTACTACGGAGAATCGAACTCCGCTTGTCTGGATGAAAACCAGATGTCCTAACCGATAGACGATAGTAGCTTAAATTTGGTGCTAGAAGTAGGACTCGAACCCACCTCTACGGAGTACAAAACCGTTGCTCTACCAGATGAGCTATTCCAGCTTATAAAGTTATTGTAACAGCAGTTTTAGCTTCTGTCAATACTTCAGATTGAATCTCTACTGTCAATTTCTGGATCGTTGTACTCGTCATCATAAAATACAGGACTTGTTTTACCAGAAGGATTCTTAAGCAATTCGAAGTCTACTTGTACTTCTGAATCCAAGTTCAAAAAAGCACTATCTAAGCAGTCTTCACACTCTACTGTTTTGTTGAAAGCGTTTTGCTTAAAGTAACGATTGCATGTAATGCAGTTCATATTGTATTATTCTTTTTGTTAGCCATTATGTACAAACACTGTAGAAATTGTCTACAATGAAAAAATAGTTGCTGGTTACTTATCCAGCTTGTACTGAAGTAACTATGACTGAAAGGAGTTTAAAGATACATAGTCGAACATACAAAGATTTATATCTAGCAGGGTTAAACCAAATTGTATCTTACGCAGGTTCAAGGCGCTTAATACCATGATTTACTAAAGATTGAAAGTTTAATTTACATAGATGCTTGATTATATCATATAAAATCAGTAATTTCAAGCGTAATATCAATCATTAGTCAAATATACAATGTCTGTTGAGAATCTTGGCATACTTCAACTGCAACTTATTTAGCATTCGTTTCGCAACTACTATATCTTGCACAACTAATATTTTATCTTTTCCATTTTCTTTCCAGATAAGTACATATGAAAACATATCTTTAGGGTGAGGCTGCAGTTTTAAATATCCATTCAAATTTCTATAAGATTCTTTTATAGCATTATATGTTTTCTTGGATATTAGTTTTAAATTGCAATATCTATAATCTTTTTCATTTAAGTTTTTATGCAATACTACTTTATCTCTTTGCACAATTATATTTTGCACCAACTCAATTGCTACTTTATTAGCTTTTAGTTTTATTCTATTGCTTTGTTTATAAAATACTAAATAACCATCTTCATTTGGAAATATCTTTCGGTATCTGATATTATTCTTTAAAATAAAGAAACTACCTTCAAGCAAATCATAATCAATTAATTCTTTTATTTTCATGCTTACTTTCTTAAAGTTGACATCTAATCTTTTTTTTTGCACAATTATCAATTTGTTTAAACGCTCTATATGCTCGTTTCGTACCTTCAGGCTACCAAGCCCTAGACTAACTGAAATTGACAGCTTGTAGAGGCTTATAGGTGCTTTAGTGAAGCTTGTAGTCGAGCAAGAACAGTTGAAGTTGCATCTAACCGTCCGTAGGACAGGCAAAGCGCCTTGAGCGTCCATGCTGCATAACTAAAAATAAGAAATTAATAATTTAAAATAAATAGCACTGCGACTATTATAGAATATTAATATAGGTTATAACTTAAAGTATCAACTGAAGTTTATCCTATGTTATAACCTATATTAATCTTTAGTTTATTTATATCTTATTTATAAATCAATTAAACTATTAGTACATTTAATGTTAACAGTAGATGTTACTATTAGATATACTTATATAAGTACTAAATATAAGGTTAATCTATATTATAACCTATGTAATATTCTATGTACTAACTAATGTTATAACCTATGTTATATCTTATGTATTTCTTAGGGTATCACACGAAATAGTATTTGTCAAGTACTTTTACAAAATAATTTAGTTGACTTACACTGACACCTATGCTATAATTCATTTAACACATAGTGAGTGTTGATCAACTTAATAAGGAGTACTTATGGAAATTAAGAAAATTGAAACTTATAGCTTATATGAGTTTTGTCAAGTGATAGAGCAAAGTATCATTGAAGGTTGGAGATTTGACTTCAATAGTAATGAATTATTCCCAACTGCATTTGGTTCGATGCTAGTTGCAGGTATGGTTAAACCTGAAATTGAAGACACAAATGAATTAGTTACTGAAGTTATTGTGCAAGATAATACTGAAGTTAAACGTGGTCGTAAACCAAAAGATAATATTTGATATTATCGTCATAATACCTTAAGATAATAATTAAGGTATATTATTAATTTATCCTAAGTAGTAAAAGGGGATTTATGAAAAGAAATCAAAAAGTGCAATCACAACGTGTACAAAAAGAGAAGTTCCAACGTAGTCAGTTTCCTGTATTACATGCAATGAATGACAAACAGAGTGAATTACTGGAAGCTTTAAAGTATAATACTTTAGTTGTAGCTCGTGGTAGTGCAGGTACTGGTAAAACTTTGTTAGCTATTCATCATGCAGCTAAGAAATTGCATTACGGTGACATCAAGAAAGTTGTATTGATTCGTGCGTACCAACCTTTAGCTGGTAGAAGTATTGGTTTTCTTCCGGGTACTGCAGAAGAGAAGTTACTTCCGTTTTATCAGCAAATGATTGACTACTTTGAGGATTATCTAGGTAAAGCAACTACAGAGATTCACCTTAAGAATAAAACAATTGAGATTTGTAGCTTGGAAACTATTAGAGGTAGAAGCTGGAATGACAGCATCATTATTGTAGATGAAAGTCAGAATTTATTTGTACCGGAGATTCAAGCACTAACTACTCGTGTAGGTAATGACTCTCAAATTATCTTTTGTGGTGATAACACAGGTCCACAAACTGATGTTAAAAAAGGTATGGATGGACTAACGTACTTAGAGAAGATTTGCCAGAAGTACAATATCAATGATTGTAGCTTTACTACCTTCAGTAGAGAGCACGTAGTTCGTAGTGGTTTGACTAAAGAGTTCGTAATTGCTTTTGAAGACGAGATTGAAGCTGAATTTACTAAGTCTAGTGTAACTGATCAATTTAATACTAAAGGAGTAACCAATGCAAAATCAAAATCATAAAAAGATTTTTCAGCAAAACGTAAGTAATTACAAGAATTTTAAGATCAAAGTAGCTCGTAATGATGACGATGATGACGAAGGTGAAGTAAATATCAGAAGCAATCCACAATACTTACCTTATTTTGAAAGTACAAAGACTAATCGCTGCATTAAGATTCCTTTAGATGAAAATATCAGAGAAGCTAAATATTATCGCACAGTGCTACAAGGTATCGAATCCTTGGGTGAAGGTGATGTTGTACTCATGAAGATTAATAGCTACGGTGGTCAACTTGATGGTGCAATCGCAATTATTAACGCTATTGAGAATACAGATGCTGACGTACATGCTGAGATTGATGGTGTAGCTGCATCAGCGGCTTCTCTTATTGCACTAGCATCACCAAGTATTAGTGTATCGCCTTACGCTACAATGATGGTTCACTCTGCTACGTTTGGAGCTTTTGGTAAGCAGTCTGATGTTATTTCTCACGCTTCATTCGTAGATAAGCAAGTCAGAGTATTGATGCACAGTGTATACAGGGACTTTTTAACCGATAAAGAACTTGAAGAAGTCATTATGGGTAAAGAGATGTGGTTTGATGCTGAAGAGATTATTCGAAGGTTAGAGATCAGAAGTCAAATGCAAGAGAAAAGAGCTAAAGCTGAAGCTAAAAGTCTAAAGCAACTGCTCAAAGAAGATAATTCTAAATAAATAAAAATTAAAATTTACAACCCCTTGGTTTAACAGCCTTGGGGTTTTTTCTTTGGGTAAATATCAAAGCAAGTGTCGAGCACGTACAAGGGTTTAAACGCTCTAGAAGGCACTATAAGGTTTAACTGCATAGATGCTATGTAGAGTGTAATTTAAGGCTGTCTAAAGCGGTTTTAATCAGCTTGTTGAGGGTGTAAATACGCTGATAACAGCTTTGGAAGCAATTGTTAGGTGATTGTTTAGGGTAAAACCTACGGGATAGATATACGGATTATTATTTGCTGTAAGTCTTGGGTGCTTGATGGGACAACGTTTCTTACGGTGTGATAATACTAGGATTTTAAAATATCTGCTATTCTTTTGTTTATACTATGCGAAGCATCATATGATTGTATTTCGGTTTCACTGTATTATGTATTTGACTGATAATATAATATTGGGCAGTGACGAAAATTTTTTCTGTAGTACTGCTGTGGTTTTATACAGTAGTTACATTGTCGCTTTTTATGCGCTATAACGACAATCTCTTTTTGTTGCATACCGTCAACGGCTATCGGTTTAAGCTATGCATTAAATAAAGCTATAATCATTTAAATGCGCTATAACGTAAAAAAGCCGGATTACACCCTAAGATATAACCCGACGATTCTATGCGCTTAAACCCCTGCAAAACCCCTTAGCTCATGCTTAATTACTGCACAAATTAAGATTGAACCAATAATGCACCAGATACCTATATAAGATAATCCGATGATATAAAAGAATGTTTTAATCATTATATTATCCTTTATTAATTATTAACTACGAAACCCGTATTATCTTTTTTAGCTTTACCCTTTGCATATAATGCAACAATGACCCCATTATCATCTAAGTGCCTGATATCTGAATTATCGCCATTAACTACAGTTAAACCCATAAATTCATTAGGTAGATTATATTTATCTTTAAATACTACTGCGATCCTCATATTTTTATCAATGGCTTGATTAACATATTTAGTAAACTCTGGTTTACCTGAATATGAAAATGTAAGGTCATAATTAGCAGGTAGATTATCTCGATTAATAATCTTTGTATAATCGTAGAATTGAATATCGGGGAATAATTCCATAATGTTATTATAATGCTTTCCCTGATAATCAAACCCGATATTCTCCCATTTAATATCTGAGGTTCCATTGAGTCGAATCAATGGGGTTAATCCTAGCTTATTGGCCTTATAAATAAGAGAATATATATTCTTAATCAATTGATGAATAAATGATTCTCTATCCTGATAAAACCAATTTGTTTTGTTAATACGGGCATTTTGTACGCTAGAATAAGCCCCACGCCCTGCACTATATAAGCAAGCTTCAGCACAACCCGCTATTTCAGCCATTGCGCAAGTATTATAAATTGATATTGTTTTATATGGTGCGAGATATAGAATGCCAGTGAGAAACCCTAGTTTTTCCCCTTTTGATGTTTTTGCATCGCTTGAAATACTCAATAGATTATCTGATTTAAAACCATTATATTGTGCGCTTGATTTTGTGCATGTCATAATATAGACTCATTTTGATTCGGATAATATCATCCCGATAATATACCGATAATTAAACCGATATATTATCAGAAAACACTATTTAATTTGATTTTGCATAATCCCTTAATGTTTTAATGTATTGTTTTTTATCCTTTTGATTATTAATATTTCCCTGCCAAGCGACTACAATAATACCCGATTTTTTAATCCCCTGATAAATTCCTTTATTATCTTTATCTCCAGCATAGATATATTGACCGGGTTGAATATATTTAATTAATTCCTGCGGTATATTCCAGATATTAAATGCCTTAATGTATTTCATTTGATTATCTCCATTTAATCCGATAATACTTTATTATTTGCCATATATTCTAATTCTTTATATGCAGTATTAATTGCATCCTCTTTATCATCTGTGTAATAAAAAGTTGATTCTGACATAATCCGTTTGTTTTCATCATAATATTTAACGACATATTCATTATAATCTGCATTATAATAAACTTTAGCTTGAAAACCGATTGACTTATTAATAGTGGAAATCAATTTCATGATATTAACTTTCATTTCGGACAATATTATCCGACATAATACCCTATATTATTAAGGTATTATATCTGACATTATCAGGCTTTCACTTTAGCAAACTGCCGGAGATATTTATTAGATATAAATTGATTCTTCCAATCTAGATTATGCTTTGCATTATCAATTCGAAAATTAATAATCGGTTTTTCATTATTATCAAAACCCATAAATTGACCCCGATATAATACCGATTTATTATCAAGGAATAATCCATTTACCCATTGTCCGATTTTAAGGGCTTTAAATTGATCATATTGATTATCTGATTTAATAAATACAGTCTTTGTATATTTCATTTTGATTATCTCATTTGAGAATCGGCCAATATTAGCCCGATAATATACTAGGTTATTCTAATATATTATCAGATAACATTATTCACCGTTGAACATTAAAACAAATGCACATAATGAACATAAGATACTCAAAAAACATAATGGCCAGATATTAAAAATTAAGGCTGAGAAAATACAAGATAACGCTACAATAAATAAAAAGATAATCGTGAAAACATTTAAAACATTTGATTTTGTCATAATATAAATTCCAGTTTAATAAATAATCCATTCGTTTCTAATGCGGCAAAATCGGGAAATCTTGCCATTATCTGAGAAACCCAAGCATGAAAAATCTAAACGTTTTTGAATTGCTTCAATAAGGGCATTCTCTGATTGTAATTTGATATTCATTTAATACTTTCATTTGTGAGTTTTGGGGTTATTAGTACTTTTATTTGCACTAATAATGGAAAACTCTCAATTGTTAAAGAACTGTAAACTTTTGTTTCTCGTTTACTAGGTGCGCCCTATCGCTTCACCATGTAATTGATTATACAGATATTTTAGGGTTTGTTTCATGTTGGAGAATTATTTTTACAGTGAAAACCCTATGTAAACTTTTGTTTCTCATTTATGTGCATTATAAATAACGCGCACACGCGCACGCGAAGAGCAAAATTCATGCCATACTGTAATTTTATACATGCCTTTTAAACGGGTTTTAAGGCACTTTTTAGCCGTTTTGACCTTTCAAGCGCCTATCCCCTTAGAAAAAGTTATCCACACCAGTAGTGCATGTTATCCACATTTTGACTCTTATATAAGACTGATAACCTGTGGATAACTCTGGCATGATACTTGCTGATCTGTGGATAATGTATAACCTGTGAATATCCTGTGCATAACTTATTTGCAACTATTGCGTTTAAATTGTGACTGTGCGGTATTTTTCTGACTATTTCGTCATAATTATACTAAACGGTCTAGTCTATAACTGTACTGTTCATTTTATTACTGAATGGTATATTTGTGACTAAACAGTATAGTTTCTGACTGAACGGTCTAGTCGCTGACTGCTCAGTCGCACCTAATAAAGTTTAGGTTTTTATGCAACCAATACCCAAGGCGGCTTTTCAAAAAAAATAGGCAAGCGGGTTTTTGAAATAAAAATAAAACCCCTAGCAGATTTTTAGTCTGAAAGGGGTGGTAGGATTTTTAAATTAATTCTTGATCATGCAAAAAATTTTTTGCTTCGTGAAATAAATCACCTAAGATTATAGAGCAATTGACAACCTTGTCTGTATATTTTCTTTCAGTATCAGAATATGAAAGAAAATCAATGCGGTTAAATCGGGATGTAGAACCTAACGCAAGCAATGCTTTTGCTTCTTCAATGGATAATGTAATTTGAAGTTCAGGTACTCCAGTAGTTACTGTTTTTGTTTCAATTACGTTTTTAGCTTTCACTTGATTCTCCTTAATTTACGAACTTATACGGTTTATTCCAACGACCAACACTAATGTTCACATAATACGCACAATTAAAATAGTCAGATTGAATATCAGACTTATCCCAATGATCAACGTGCATAATAGCTTTAGCTTTCTCCAAATACTCCAATGCAATACCTGAGAATGAAATATCAAGATAATACTGATTTACACTGATGTTTTGCTCTTTTGTAACCCAAGCAATAACTTGTGCAGTATCATGCTGTCTGCGTTTAGCAGTTACATTCTCGCAGTAGTTGGTAATAAAATCAATCTTACCTTCTGCAATAGTCAAATACAATGTACTATCACCTTTACCACTGAGGGTAGCTTTTACACCATACTCTTTATTGAGTGCTTTCAGTGCAGCACGAGCTTTGGTGATAACTTCTTGAGATACATAAGCCATTTAGAACTCCAGTTTGTTTACGATGAAAAATCACAACCCCGTTGGGATTGCTCTGACTGAATTATAGCACAGAATCAAGCTTGTGAACGCTCTTTGATAAATTCTCTTGCAGCTTCCCATGTAGTAAACACAAGGATTACTTCTTCATCCATTACATGCACTGACATACTCATATTATGTACAATAGCTTTGTAACCATAGCTTTTGAAGTACGTACAAATAGCTTCAAGCTTCACGTAGTCGTTAAAGTTGTCCATCATTGTATTTCTCCAAACATATCATAGTCTTTCCAGTACTTCTTTAGTATACCATCATAGTTATTTTCTGCAGCTTCATGCTTATAAAGATGCCGTAAAGAAAAGAACCTACCGTAACCAAAATAGCAAGTTTTACAACAATGTCCAGCATATAAACCCTCACCACCTTGGTTGTATCTAGGTACATGCCTTAGTTTTAACTTTCGTTGCTTTCTGATATTCATAGTTCGCCACCTTGCATGTATGCCAATGTAAAATCTTCAATTTCAGCTTCTGTTGCCCACTTACCAGATAGAATGTGTTGTTCAGATAGTACCATAAGAAAATGCTCCATTCTATGTCCAGCACAATTAAGAAAGAACTCTTTGTGCATTTTACGATATAAATTCACAATGTAATCTCCATTTGTTGAGCTTCAGATACATCACCTTCTTCAACCAAGAAAGTACTACCGACTTCTCGCAGTTCTTCACCGATATATGTAGGTGAATCACTTACGATACTATGCTGCACTTTACCACCGTATTTTACACGAGTTTCCATTACAGTGCCAGTAATCCAAGCTTGATCAATGTATTTTGCGATTACCCAATGACCTTGACGATCAAAGTTAGAACCTTCGTTAAATTTGCATTTCATGATTTACTCCTTGTTGCAATGACTCTATTGTAGCACAGTTTTTACTTCAAAACATATCTGAGTAAAATCAAGGGTTATTTGCATCTTCCACATCAATAAGATCACTCTCACCGTCCCAATCCTTTGCACTCTCAATACCTGCTAGAATCGCTGTTTTGATACCTAGCAATACAAACGCACGATTCTCTTCTGCTGTCATTTCAACAGTAAATACTGCACTACCATCTGCATTTTCTTTAGCTAAAACTAGTTGCATGATTTTATACCTTAGTTAATAACTGCATTTAGTTTTTCAATCACATCTTTATACTTTTCACTAGTAATAAACTTTTCGTCATGAATGCTGTAAAGATCAGTAGCACCTGAAATATTTTCATGCACAGATACAATTTGAAAACAATTCAATACAAATGTAGTGCTGCCATCTGATGTTTTAAGTTCAATAAACATAATATTTCCTTAAAGTAATTTATTTAAATTAAAGTTTGCATTTTGCCAAGCATTCCAACGATACTGCTGATCTTCTTGATCTGAAATACAAATACCCGAAATACTTGGAGAATACGCATCAATTTGATCTTTGATAACCTTCATGCAATATTCTAACTCAGATTTTGTCATTTCATAGAAGAATTTACCATTGAAACTGTTATATGTAATTCTGTTCATAGTTGAATCGCAATATTAAACCAGTAATCACAACCTTGTGCAGTATGTTCCCAAACAACTACATCCCAAAGATCATCTGATGCAGCAAAACCAGTAATTTCACGCATTGGACCTTGCATGTAGTCTGCTGCAGCTTTGTCGATTAGTGCAACTTCTTCAATCAATTGCAGATAGTCTAGTTCGTCTTTTGCTTCATATTTTTTCATATTATTCACTCCAAATTGCAAAGTTGAATCTGTGCAATCAATGCAGCAGTCCACCCACAGATAGCTGCAAGACTACCCGACATAATACCAATACCAATATTGATACCAAACAATACCATCAAAAATAGATTAACTTTTTTCATCATATCCTTTGTTTTTAGCCTCACGTTTACGATCTTTGTGCTTTTGTACAGCTTTACGCATAACAATAGCAACAAGGTGATTTCTTTGTTTAAGCTTTAGTTTCTTTAGCTTTTTAGTCATTATATTCCTGTGGTAAATCTGCAACAAGAACAGGTATTGCGTATTCTGTGATGAATTGTATCATACCTTTACCTTTTAATTGTATCTTTGAGATATTCTACCATAAACAAACACATGTTCGCTCGTGGTTCCCAACCTTCTGGTGAAGTAATTTCACAATAGTTGTCAAAATCATTGTCCATTTCAATCTGCAATTTTTCAATCAATGAATATCCTGCAATTCCTAAGTCCAAGTCACACAATGCATTGCAAATACCGTTTGTGATATTAACATGTTCTACATCTTCATTGCCTTCAAATCTTCCAAATCTATATTGTGAATTGAAATACATTTCAGCAACTTGAGCAAGACCTCTGATAAGTTCTTTACGATCTTTCAATGTCAGTTCTTTATTACGTACAAATTGCATGATTAAACCCCTTGCTCTTCTGCCATTGTAGCAGCAAATTTCAACCATGCGTATCGTGCTTGTTGATTTTTCTCTACAAATTTACGATTATCTTTGAAAGCGTGTGAAGAACCTGTAGGGCAACCCATTGCTTCTAAACCTTTAGAAATTCTGGCAATTAGTTTTTCACGTTTATCTGGCTCTGGTGAATTACGATATAAATCATACACAGCTTCTTGCATAGCACAGCATGAGAATTTTTCTTTGTTTCCACCATGTTTCCAATACTCAGTTGCTTCATTTGCAAGTTTGTTATCTGCAGCGTAGTGCAAGATTTCAGCGATTGTATATGTCTTCATACTTTTTCCTTTTTGATCGTATCCTTGAGATATTCTACCAGAAACAAACACATATTTGCTCTTGGTTCCCATTGTTTTGGTGTACATGAATATGGACCATATGAATACTCATTCATTTCATCTAATAGATTTACCATATCCATGTAAGAATATTTGTATCCGAGATCACTCAAGGCTTTGCAAATACCACAACCAATGTAGACTGTATCAGGTACACCACTGCATTGCCAGTACTTATCGCTAAAATACAACTCAGCAACTTCACTAAGACCCTTAATGAGTCGTTTACGTGCAGCAACTGAAAGTTCTTTATTACGTACAAATTGCATGATTAACTCCAATCAAACAGCTACAGCTTCAATACCTTGCATACGCAAAGCAACAATTGTATTGCGATTTACACTGCGATAACCTTTGTTTTGCACATCATAAATACTGATGTATTCATTGGTATCTACATTGAGTTTACCACCTTTGAGATATTTCTTTACACCCAAACGTCCATTGAGAATTCGTGTGCTTCCATCTTGTTTGATGAAAGTAACAGTAACCATCTTACCGTTGGATTGGTCGATCATGTTGGCGAAAACTTTAGAGCTTGACATTGTGATTTCCTTTACGTTTGTTGAAGATTAAATTATACCAGAGATTTTTGATTATTCACCGAACTTTTCAACTTTTTTAAATGCCAGCACTATGCGTTTATTTGCAGGATTCAAACCGTTGTCAATCACTTCACCATTGACTACAGCAAGCGCATGACCTGCATATACTACAATGTAACGACCCTTGTTATACTTCTTACAGAAATTCTTCAGCGTGATACCTTTATTGATATTTTGTACAATATTTCCGTACTTACGAGCATAGAAACGTGCTGCTTTAGTTGTACCGAAGACTTCAATGTTGCGAAAACCTGCAGCTTGATATGACGTAAACAGTACATCATCCTTTGTACCTTTACCATCAGTGCGACCATAGTATGCAAGCATTTCATGAGCATCATCATAGTCCATTACAGCAGCTACAGCAAGTGCTCTTACTGCACAATCCTTGGATTCACCAGTGCGAGTAGGTGTAGGCAATGCAGGTTGAATATAGCGAGAAGTCAGCATATAAACTCCAGTAGTTGTGTTGTCGATGTATGAATTGTATCACGGATTTTTAAGCTTTCAGAATAACCCTACAATTTACTCAGGTTTATCAGTCAAAGCATACACAAAGAAATCCAATCAGAAATAACCACCAAGGTGCATCATATGCTGCACAAACAAACAATCCAAATATTGCAGTAAGCATGATCAGTCCTTATTGTACAAGTTGTGTTTCTTAATCTTCCAAATTTCATACACAGGTTTGCAATTTGCATCTTCATCTGTACAGATATAAGCTACAGTTTTTAGCACTCGTGCAAATCGCACCTGACAATCTCCTACGTCAACTTCATGCATGAAACCATGCTCAATAGCCCATACATTAGTAGTCTTACGGTAAGTAAAATAGTTACCGTAGGATTCCTCTTGGAACTCACCCAAGTTAAACTCTTTCATTGTCATCATAGCATACTCCTGTTGTTGAAGCTTAGATTATATCATGATTCTGAGAGAATAAAATCCAATCTGTTACTTTTTCTGAAATTTTCTTCTGCAGAGATTATTTGCAAATTCCAAGGTACATGTAGACCACAAACAGTCTTACCCTTTAATGGTACGATGTGGTCAACATTGTGTTGAATACCTGTATCTTCTGTTATAATCTTACACAAGAAATATAAACCAAGTATTTCCATTTTCTCATCTTCTGTTAACCAATTTGGGGTTGCTTTTAATTTTCTAGCTCTCCTATTGGCTGCATTTTTAGCGATAATATGTCTGTTGTTGATTTCCCATTCTTTAATTTTTTCAACATTCTCTTCTCGGTATTTCTGACGATATTCTAATATTTTTTCTCTGTTCGTTTCATGGTACATGACCTTATCACTAAGTATTTCACTTCTGTGATCTAAATAATACTCTTTCTTTTGTTCTAATATTTCAATTCTGTTCTTATCATAATATTCTGCATTGGTAACTTTAAGTTTATCTGCATTTTCTGACCTATATTTTGCATTACAAACTTTACAAGAAGGTTGATAACCAGACTTTCTTGTGTTAGCTCTAGCAAACATTTCAAATGGTTGTTCTATCTTACATTTTGTGCAAATTTTCATGATATCCCTTAAAGTTAAAACTCTATTATATCACAATTTACCTAAATTTTCAAGGTATACTTTATAGATGTTTGAAATCCTCTATGTAGTTAATGTCTGGAATGAATTATACAACAAAAAATCCCTGTAGGATATGCCCACAGGGAAATAAAGGTCTTATTTTAAAAGTTCAATTGCAACTGGTACACCTTCTACAAATGTAGTTTTTACAATTGCAATAACTTTCCATTTGTCAGATTCTGCTGAACGAACATATGATGCACAGCTATGATAACCAGTCGTGTGATTAAAATCATGGAAGCCTTGATTTTCAAAACCTTTCATAATACCGTGATATTTAAATACAGGTTGTGGTTTTGCACGATATTGTACATAGGAGTGCCAAGCAGGACTATTACCTAGTATATCTCGCCACATATCGTTAGAAGTATTACGATATTCAATCTCAGCACCATCAGCCCAAGCTTTAATAACTTCAGCATGTACATGGGGTTTATTAGCGTTTGTCATTAGATTTCTCCTTATCTTTATAGAACACATGATCACCAATTCTAGCAGCTACTTTCTTGGTTTTGGTCCAGTAGTTTTTAATCTGCTTTGTTGCATAGAAACGCACTGAAGATTCTAACACAGGTTTGAATTCTTCCGACATGACTCTTTCAGCTACTTCTTCAACTTTAGCATAAGCTTTTACTTCCATTGGTCTAAAGTTAGCCTTGATGATTTCAACATCAGGTTTTCCTAGCAATGTATAGCTAAATTGACTGCGTTGATTAATTACACCACAGTATGTACTAGGGTAATCAGGATGAATCTTACGGTTGTGAATCACTGCAGCTACAGCTTCAATACCGTATAGCGATTGATTACCTGCTTCATACCACAAAGCGTTCTTAAGGCAGTTCTTTTCAGCTTCCTTCTCTTGCCTAATCAAATCTTGACGTACAGCTTCAAGCTCCTGTAGCTGACGATACTCTCGATATTGATCTGTAAGAAACATAGCAACAATAAAGATTGCGATGTACATTGACCAGCGTTTAAGAAGTTGCATCATTTTCTTTCTTAACTTTATACCAATATTCATATGAATCGTTGATGCCAAATCCTCTCTCTTGTCTTGCGTGTTCTTCACAAAACGGATGATCACCTGCAAACTGAGTACCACGAATCCAATCTGCAGGTTTATCGCACATTAGGCATGTTTGTTGTTTCATATTAATTTCCATATGACAAGTAATGCAATACTCTAGCAAGTGATAAGACTGTTCCAATACCAACAGTCAAACCAAACAATAACGCAGGATACACAAAACACAGCATAACCCATACTAGCACCAAAAAGACTGCTGCAACATAGACACCCCACGGTACATCTTTAAATTTTGTTTTCATACAAACTCTCCACGCTTTTGCTCACGTTGTTTACTAAAGTCCTTCTTAGGTTTTTTGGTAGGCTTAACATTTTCCTCGTAACCACCATCATCAAACTTGCGCTTGTTACGTTTGTTGTTCTGCAAAAATGAACCTTGTGACATGATCTTCCTTAAGTTTAGTTAGTTTCTTCTAGCTCTAGCATCATCGCTACAGCATGGTCGTATTGTACACCTTTTACGATGAAATCTACAGTTTCTTGAAAATAATTTACCATAACTACATCATACAAACGATTGACTAGTGTATTGCGAACGATTAGAACTTCTGTATCTTTTTGCATATGATTCTCCTAAATGTAAACGAAAGAAAAACCCTAGCGTTAACTAGGGTATTAAAGCTTAACTCTGTGCGTTCATCCTTGCACAAGCTTTATCTGCATCAGTCTTTAAACCATGCATTGATACGTCACGGTATTCGTGCATATCAAATAGTTTCCAATAACCGTTATTCCATTTTACTACGTATTTCATTCTTCATTCCTTTCATGTTTGTATTCATGCCAGCTATCAAACGATTGCAGCACCTGATAACTGTCTTCTTCGGTCACATACTCTAGATCACCCTCAGAGAACCTTGATTGTACATCAATTTTTTCACTCATTGATGACATCTTCGATTTTATTAAGTTTATCTTCAAGTGACTCGATTTTATTTTCTAAGTGATATACTTTCCGTTGAGAATATTCATAGTCAAATTCTAAATCAATAATTTTAGCATTTAGTATTTCGATTTCATATTCATCTTGTTCGTTGTCATCTAGCTGTGCATAAAGAGCAGCAATCTTAGGTAGATTACTCATGTATGCCAACTGTTCTAATTCTTTAAATGTTCTGTTCATCGTTAACTCCACAATGCTTGAAAATATTTACCAAACAGTTCACAACCTTTTTGTACACGAGCTTGATGTTCTCGTAAACCTTCCCAATCGACTTTGATAGCATTGATTTGATCGTTTATTCCTGCACCTTCATCAACTTGTGAATGATCATAAAAAGCATTTTCACCTTCTTTACATGAAGCAATTTCTTGCATTGCAAAGATCATTTCATCTAGCACATAATCCCAACGTAAGTGCCAGTTATCATCTGTGTCCCAATCCCACTCTTTAGGTGCTACAGCAGTGCTACGTAAATGCTCAGGTACATCTGCATCATCTACATTTGGCGCACCTTGCTTTTGTTCTTTCATTTGCTGCAACAAAGGTGCAATAATCAGTGCCAGCGTATGATCTGCACTCCATGTATCCCATTTGTCAATCTTAACGCTAATTTTACGTTCAGTTTCACCTTTTGGATATCGACCAATGTTTACTTTCATGATTACTCCTTTGCTTTAACTACAGGTTTGTCACCACCGAATAACGAATAATGCTCACGAATAACTTCTACTTTACCTTCCCTGTGCATACTTTCAATATTCACAAGTAGGAATAAATATTGTAGCATAGAAGATAGACTATCAGGATTAACTTCTATTTCACCTTCACCTAATGCCAAGATAAAGCAAAGTAAGCTTAGACTACTTAAGTCTTTCTCTGCTTGTTCAGAAAGTACATTGAACTGCTGAAAGTTAGCAGTGTGAATATATTCCAATGCACTTGCCATTTCATAGATTTCAACATCATCTAGTTTTTCAAAGTATTCACCTGCTGGTAGAAAACCAGAATGCTTAACTTCAAAAGCAGCCTTGAGTACCCAATTAGGTAACTTCTTATCAGTTAAGATTTTGTCAATACTGATCAATCTAAAGTTTTTAACTGCTTCGTTCAAAATAGAGCCTCTTCATAATCATTGGTATCAAGTACTTCTTTGGTTTTATAATGCTTGGAATCTAGCAACTGCTGTGATTCCTTAGTACGCTCACCATTGATAAACGCAAAAGGCCAATTAGTAGTTGAAGGGGTCTGTTGATTCGACATGATGCTCCTTTAAGTGATTTTGCAATCCTGTGTCAGAGGTGACTGACAACCTGAACGCAGTATAGCATGTATTCTCTGCATGTTTACCGGGAATACCTTTAATTTTCATCTTTTTTACACGCATTGTACCAAGACCACTAATCTTCACAGGCATATCAGCAGCAAGTACTACTTGAATATTACCTACCAAGTGCTGAAGTACATCTTCTACTTCATATACATGATAACCTGAAGACTTAGCTACCATTTGAATCAGTTGTCTGTAGCTTTTTGATTTACGTTTTTGTTTATCACCCAAGGGAATACCTCCATAAAATCTGGTAAAGCAAAAGCATTGAATATTTCTGCTGTTTCTGCGAATACAATTTGATTAGCTTTACACATTACTTTGAAGATTCGGTTGTTATTATCTCCAAAGAAACTAAACATTTCACCTTCTTTTAACTCTTTAAGTTTCAAAGGTTCTGTTATCATTTGCCAATCGTTTATATCATGTTCATTCAACATTGAAAACCTTTGAGATAGCTTCTGCAGCTTTTTGTGCCAATACAACGTGTTCTAGTTGTGTACCATTAGTCTTACGCACTTCAATGTAGTGAATAAAACTACGGATAGTTCCTTGAACATATAAACGAGACATTGTGCAACCTTCTGGTAGTACAGCACGAGCTTGCTCTTTGGCGATACCGTTAGCAATAGCAAAAGCATACGCATCTTGTGCAGTCTGAATTACTTTGTTCTGATAGTTCTCCCATAGCGATTGCAATGCAAGATTTTCAGTAATAACAGAGTTCTGACGATTCTTAGGGTCTTGCAGTCGTGCTTCACGAGTTACAAACGTCAAATCCTTTGTAGGGTCTGCATAACGCTGGCTAAACTCCTGAAATGTAAAACTACGATGACGTAATAGCTGACGAGCAATGTCACGAGTTGTTTCAACTTCAATAGTTGCACTAGCCATTTCAAATGGACTAAAATGCTTGTGCTTCAGTAGATAACTAATGAGTTTATCAGAGGTTTCCATGTTGAGTTGGTTGCTTGGGTTACTTACCCTAGCGCAGTATGCTACAAGGTCTTTAATGGTCTTAAACTGCCCTTTAAACTCTTCTGTAGCCTGTGAGTAAGCAATTAGCTTTGCGGTGGTGTAATCTTCAATCTTTTGCATTTATAATCTTTCTTTGTGGTGATCTGAAATATGAGTTTCCTTGTCTTTTAGTAGCTGCACAATGTCATCTTCTGTAAAGAATCTGTGCTCTCCAAATACATTGTATGCGAAATCTAAGCCGATGTCAAGCATTTTACCTTTATTATCTTTGTGATTTCCATGACAATGACCATGTAGATGAAATGCACCATGACCTTGACGATGCCAACTTGAGATAGGAAAGTGAAATAGCACAGTAGGAATCTCTTGCACTTTCATCTCTTTGTAATCATACCATGCTTGAATTAGATTGTCTTTCACGAGTTGATCTAAGTTTTCACGCTTATCATGATTACCTTTGATGAAAATCTTTTGACCGTTCAAGTGAAAGGTAAACTTTGCAATATCATCGTACTTTTTAGCAAAAGAGAAATCTCCTAGATGATATACAAGATCACCAGAAGTTACATTGTTGTTCCATACTTCAGTTAACCAATCGGTGTGATTTTCTTGAGTTGTATCAGCACCTCTATTTGTAAATTCAACAATGCGATTATGCATGTGGTGTAGATCACTTGTAAATATTTTCATTTTCTACCTTTCATTTGTCCTTTGATTTTTAAATACTCTTCGTCTTCTAGCTCTCGTAATCCAACGCAAGGCTTATTAACCTGCTTTTCAGTAGCACGATTATTCAAACGAATAAGTCCACAGTTGTTACAATACACAAACATACCTTTGGCATGTAATGTACGGTTAAAGTTATGCCCCTGCACTTTGTACTTTCGCTACGATCTGATCTAATTCATCAGCTAAATTCACAAAATCCTCTCGTGCAATTCCTCGGCTATAAATTGGACGATTATCGAAATAGTCACCATTAAGACGATCACGTAAATCTAAATACTCTTCTAGAACTTCACTGAACTTTCGCATAATTATACTCCTTCAAACTTTTTCTTTAGACGTTCATACTCTTGACGATCTTTTTCTTCAGCTTTAGCCTTGGCTTTAGCTTTAGATTGTCTTTCTTTTTCTTCAGAGTCTAGGCGTTCTTTGTATTCTTTATCAGTCTCTAGACGTTCTTCAAGTAAATTAATTGAATATCCATCATCATATCCACCATAGGATACATCTAAAATAAGTTTAGATTCTGGATAATTTTGTTTTATTGCACTTAAGTTGGTAACTACTTCATCAATGGTTTGACCATCAAACGTACCATACAAACTTAATTCATAAAGATAATTTTTTACAAGTTTCTTAGTCATAATTAAACTCCATTTAAATCTTCAAGAATTACCCTGCGTTGTTGATCGTTCATAGCTAACCATGTGTCTTTATGGACGCTTTGTACAATCTGCTCAGGAACCTCATGCCACATCTCAGGTAATGTACTGATTGTGTGCGGTAGGTTATTATACATGATTTCAACATTCTTTGCTGTCATACGCATCAATTTCTTTTTACCAACGTAGTATGGAGTCTTTAGTTTACAGCAGTTGTTATAATCATAAACACCATCAGAAAGCAGATACATCATAAAACCTTCACCACGATCATGCTTTGCGATTTCTAGTGCTTGCTCTAGAGTACAACGCATACTTCCACCCATAGGATGAAAATTACCATTAGCTTTCTCACGTACACCGAGCAAGTGCAAACCTTTACGCTCTTGCACAATGTGTGGGTCTTGAGTTACTACAACTTCGAATAACGTAGTAACCTCTGATTCAATCACCAAGTCATATAGATTGTAATCACGAACAATTAATTCTTTGGCCCACTGAGCGTATTCGCTTGTAGTTGTACCTGTAGTACTAACCAGAAGTTCGTCATTGTGTAGTGTAGCACAAGCCATATAACCATTGACTTTCTTGTGCATTTCAACTGGAGTATCCAATGGTACATCACTCCAGTAATTGCGCTCAAGATAATTAAAGCTTTTACGTGGTGCAGCTTGCACTAGTTCTTTTGTGTTATTACAGTATACGTGACCACGAGATTCACACAATGCAGGTACTTTATTCCAAAGATACTCATACATTGCCTTACGAGCGTATTTAAACGTAGTATATTTACCATCGTTTCTAAATGTAGCTAATCCACGATTAACTAAATTCATCTGTTCATCATATGTTAATAGCATCTTTAATTCCTTTTCCAAAATTGAAATTCAAGTTTAAATATTGTAACTGCAAAACCTTTTACTTCAGAATTATTTGGTTTACGATAACCGAAGTATTCATTAACTCCAACAACATGAATATCCCAATTAATAGTCCATAAACTCTTAATGATTATCATGGTTAAAATGGACAATGGCCAAAAAATAGAAAGGATAACAGCAGATGTAATATCTGTATTTGAAGTGCGAATAGCGAACGCAATCATCATGATAATCACACCAGCCATATAAATAATTAATTCAATCACATCATTCCTTTATAATTTTACACTAAACTTTCGTTTCATTTGTTCGACTTTAGCATCAGGGCAACCGTGAATATTTTTACCTTCGTGCCTGTTCTCAACAATGATACTCACAAAGTTAGCTTCAGTCTCTCGTGCAATTGTAGCATAAGTTTCAACTTCCCACTCAGCACAAGATGTATTTGATACAGCAACTGACATACCTTCATACAGCGCCAGCCATGTATTGCGTTTGCATTGCCGATGCGCTTGCTCAAGTTGAGTAGGGTCAAACTGATATTCACCTGCATTTGTAAAATAGTCATCAGCTTCATACATGCGTTGTACTAAATGATTTTTAAATAGTTGCCAAGCAAAGGTTGATTTACCTGCGCCGGGAACTCCACGGATTAAGTATAAAGTAGGTTTATTCATTTATTTCCAATATTTGGTTTAGGTATGTATTAATTAACTTTAATTCATTTAGTATTTCAGATAACATCAACTTAATTTCCATTGGTTGTGTAATAAGTTCTTCAATCTTATCGTTCATACTTAGCTCTTTCTTTTAACATAGCTTCTGCCATTGTATAAGACCATTCAGCAATACCGGGACGATTACTATCATCACCTCGTGCGAGACAAGCTTGCATTGCTAGACCTGCAAAATGATCAAGCAAACTCATACCTTCATGTTGCCAATGAAGAACATTACCCTGACCATCGTATTCGAAATTTTGTGTTGGGTATGCACGACAATTATTCATCTTCATCTTCATTAAAATCTTGCATAATTTCTTCAGTTGATTTACCAGCTTCAATATCTCGGATTAAAGCACTAGCTAAGTAAATGATACTTCGCATGTCTGATTCACCTTCACTACGTAGATACTGCGCTCGTTCAAGAACGATGTGTAATGCTTCAATTGCTGTCATTTCATACTCCATTTACTACTAAGATTACACAAGCCTTGTCAAAACCATCGGCAGATTCGGGCATGTCGAATACTGCTTCAACAACCTCGTGAAAAATGCCGTTAGATTCGTCATTAACGCTTACCGAGATATTCTGCGGTAGTTTCTTTAATTGTTTAATCAACTCTGCTACTGTCATTCTTCAACTCCAAAATGTTTACGTGCAACAAATGCAGCATGCCAACCTTTCATTGGACCACTTTCATCTGCATTAGACCAAGGACAATACTCTGGAAGAAATTGTTCATATTCTTTGATGATTAATTGTGCAAACTTTTTGTAGTCAAATTCAGGAGCCTGATAGCACTCAATGGCAAGCCTGTCAATGTTTTCATTCATTTTATCCACCAATGTAAAAGTCCAAACAAATAGATAGCTGCAGATGCAGCCTCCACTAAAATCAAGGCTTTGTCTTTGTAGTTAAAGCCTACGATGCACCAGAGTGTACCACCGATTGCACCAAATATTAGATTCAAAGGAAAAATATTTAGTGCAGTCAGCAGCATACCGATCATGTAGAAGATTGTACCTGACCAGCGCAGCATTAGTCTACAATCTCTGTTGATACATCAGTGCTAATAGTGTAAAGCATTACAACATCATCTCCCCATCCTTGACCGTAATCGTATTCTATACGACCAATACCTTCAAGAAACGTAGGCTCATGTCTTGCAATACACATACAAGCATACTGTATAAGATCACCAATAGTGTCTGCGCCGTACATGCATTCGCTGAACTCTTCGATCAGTGTATTCGTATTTACGTTAGGGTTAATGCGAATCGTTACCTCTGATTCTACAACTACTGCTGCGTTATATGTTTTCATTAGATAACCTCTGCTTTCAATAGTGTTTCACCATCTGGCGACCATGTTAGACGAAGATTGTGAGGATGAACACAAGTATAAGTTGGGTGAATATCAAATTCAAATTTAATATACGTGGTAGTCACAATTTCTTTTGGTTTGATGCGGTATTGACCATCAGAAATACCAATTGAATTACATTCAGCAAACTTACTACAGTTGTGCCATGTATCCCCAATTTTAAGTTGAATATCTTCACCGTTAATCCAAGCAATCAATACGTCTTTTTGATCTTTCAATGCCATGTTAGTTCTCCTTAAAGTTGATCGTACAATTGTACCACTACATTTGATTCCTGCAGCAGCTTTACACCAGAATCATCTCTGTACTGTTGCAGATATACCACGCGCTTGACACCAGCTTGTAGCATCATAGCAGCGCACTGTACACAAGGTGCTAGTGTAACATAAACAGTAGCATCTACGCAACTTACACCTTCACGAGCAGCTTTCATAATGCAGTTAAGTTCTGCATGAATCACTTCTGGTTTTGTAACTAACTTACAGTAATACCCACGAGAATCCACAAATGGAAATGCAGCATCAAATTCATCATAGTGTTGTTGAAAATCACCAGCGTATTCATTTGGATAAATACGATCTTCGCATTCATTAGGACGATCTACAGCAGTCCCATTGTAACCAGTGAGGGTGACACCTTGCCTAGTCACTAGAATCGCTCCTACCTGTGCTCTAATGGCCTTAGATAACTTGCTGTGCAATATGGCAGTACCCATGTATGTTGCATCAAGGTCTTTTTGATTAGCCATGAATTACCTTTACCACTTTCATAGGTTTAAGTTTAGATTTGGACTCACCACATAATGCTTTAGCTTCTTCAAGAGATTTAACTGTACACCATTTCTGAACATGTTCCATAGAATTCCACCAATAATAATCAGTACCCGGAAGTGTCCAACTTTCTTTGTATTCCCATGCAAGCAAAGACCATCTACGCACAGCATATTTACCATTAGAAAGCTGCACGATGTGCGGTTTAAACGGATTATAAAACTTCATATTCTTTAATTCCTTCTTCAGATGTATAACGAACAAGTTTAACACCAAAGCCTTTGAGCATAGCTTGGCAAGTCATGCATGGTTTAGCAGTAGCCATTGAACCATCGTTGTGAAACCGCTGAACGAAAACGCTATGAATATTTTTACGACCAGATGCCAGTACAGCAGATAGTTCAGCGTGGACTTTATCTTTTTGCTCTGACTCTCCAGCTTGCACAGCAAAATGCTTCATAAGTGGATGACTGCGGTTGTAATCATTAACTCCTGTACCTAGCACCTTACCTTTCTTATCGAAGGCTGTAGCGATGATTTCATAGCGTTTACGTGTCATTATTTACCTTGTTGGCGTTTGAGTTTATATTGGATGACTGAAAGCTTTGCGTGATCTTTCTTGATCTTACGCTGATGATTTCGTAGTTCATTCATTCGTGTGAAATGCACTTCTGTATCTGCATTGTCAGGTTCACTTTTGCGCCAGCAGTTATCAATTCGATGCTTCAAGTTCTGCAATACTTCTTGTTCGTGTGTAAGCACATATGCTAAACCTACAGTGAGAGATTGCAGTTCAGCTTGAGTCAATGCATACTTATCAGTGCTACGAGTAAAAGTATCGCTCTTTAGCAACTTAGCTTCTTGCACAGGTTTACCTTGCATTGCTCGCTCCGCTTTCTCCCACACGATTTCAGCTAGTGCCAGTTCACCGTCTTCTAGACCTAGATGGTTGACCATGTGATGAAATTCAGTTTTGAGTAGCATGTTGTTTCCTTTCGGTTGTTGAGTGAAGGTTTGACTGTAGCACAACTTTTTGCACAACACAACAAATATTTTAAAATTATTTTTGCAGATAGGGCTTGACAAGAGTTGTTGATGTGTGTAGAATTCGCTTCAGGGGTCAGGGGCAGCAGAGGGACAAGCGAGAGTTGACAAGCTCAAGTTTCAAAAACTCAGTTTCAATTTAAGTATAACTTAAGTTATAACTGCAGTTAAGCACAAGTTTAAACACAAGGTAAAGGAGTAATCAAATGAATGAAATGAATACAACAATCAATGATAAAGCTACAGTATACTATATCGGTGTACCGCAGTTCTATAACTGGAATGATGATGTGCGTTATCCTGTAGCTGGTTTGCGATACATCATCGGTCATCCAAGATTAGGTAATTGCTATGATGTGCAAACATCTGTTGTTCAAAAGGTGCTAGATGATGGTACAATCATTACTCGCAACACAATCTATAAACCAATGGCATCTGAAGGGATGGGATCATGAGTAAAGCAGAAGTTACAACCGAAGTTCCTGCAGATATTGTATTTGAGCTTTGTGATGAATATTTGATATCTCTGGAGAAAGCTAAAGAGCAAACTAAAAAGAATTATTATCATTACTATATCAAGCAGACAAAGTTTTCTTTGTGTAAAATGAAAAGAGTACCTGAGTATACACACGAGGAAGCATTAGATTGTGCAGAAAACAGTACGCATTGGCAACTTAACACTGGTGGTCAAAAATATGATGTAATTAAGATTAAAAATTTAGCTTTTCGTGATTTGTCTGCTACAATGCAAATCAACTATGAAGCTTGGCACATGATCAAGAACCGATTTACCGCAGTTAAACCAGAGGATAGAATACGTGAAGAATTTTAAGAAAACAGACATTAAAAATATTCGTCTGACATGGCAAGAAGTTAAAAACGATGGTACAATTTCATCTCGTTCTTACGCTTGTGATGATAAAAGTGCAAGCTGGCATCTGATGCAAATGCGTAAGAGTCCTACTCTCAAGAATATTAAGATGGAGAAGCTATGAGTGAAGAATATTCAGTTGGTTATAATGAAGGTTATCAGACTGGTTATAATGAAGCCATTGATGAACTAGAGCAAGAGAATCGTTTGTTACGTGCGCGTAATGATCGGTTGGAAGCTGAGTTAAAAGCAGTACCAGTTCTCAGTGCAGGACCAATTACATCGGAAATGGCAAATTGGAGTGCAGAAGATAAAGCTGAACTTGTTGCAGCGATTGCAAAACATACAGTACCTATGCAGGGGATGCTGGAACCCATAGGTATTTTGATGAAGCTGGAGGGTGACAAACACATGAAGCTGTATGCGATGGATGAGCAGTTAGAGCAGCAGCCCGTGGCAACTGAAGAGGAATGGGATGGTGTTTTGCATAAAGGAATCATTCATTCTGAAAAGTTAAGCACCCCACCCGCAGCACAGCCAGCACCTGTGCAGGAACCGCTGACGCAACAAGCAGCCGCATACGTTGCCATATGCGAAGTCTTGGAACATCTAGGGTTTGGCGTACTTTCTCGCGCACCGTCAAAAGCTCAAGTTGACGAAACATGCGATGGGCTTCGCGCCATTTACACCCCACCCGCAGCACAGCCAACACCTGTGCAGGAGCCTGATGCGTTTGACTGCGGTGCGTATTTGGGCAAAGGAAAAGACCATGCAATTAAGCATCACGTTAGCTATCAGCCAGCACCTGTGCAGGAGCCTGTTGGAACGGTTAAAGCAAAACGGACTGGAGAGGGCGTATTCGTGCTTTGGACGCAGCTGCCTATTGCCGGAATGAAGCTCTACACCGACCCACCCGCAGCACAGCGGCAATGGGTTGGGCTGACAGATGATGCGAAGCTGGACTTAATTAGCGATGCCAAAGGGATTGGCGGTCGTGTTCGATCTGACGCGCAGTTGCTGGTACTGTTGGATATGCAAGAAGCCAAACTCAAGGATAATAACTCATGATCAAACTAATTTTTGTGCTATCATTAGTAACACTGATTGTAGCAGGAGTATTTTTCTTTTTTAAAGAGTCAGATGCATCTGCAAAGTGGAAAGCGGTGAAAACTGTGCTATACTTGCTGTTCTTCGGGTTCATTGCATTGTCAATTCTGACTGCAATTGTTATTTTGTTTTAATCAAAGGAGTATTTATGAAATTTATTAAAAGTGTTGTTCTTGCTGTAGTTGTTGCACTTGCATCTGTAGGTTGCACTCGCATTGAAACTGGTGAAGTTGGTGTACGAGTCAACGCATCAAAGCAAATCGAAGGTTCTGAGCTACCTCCCGGTTCATGGAATCAGACAATGATTGGTTCTGTACTTACATTTCCTACAAAAGATATCTCTGTTACTCTTGACAATAAAACACCAATGACTGCAGACAATAGTGCTCTTGCAGACTTCGATATTACAGTTGTCTACGGTTTGAATCCTACTTCAGTTGCTGAACTGTACTCAACTAAGAGTCGTAGCTTTCACGCTGAAGAAAAAGGTGATATCTTCTTGATGTATTCGTACATGTCAACATTGGTCAATAATGCAAGTTACAAAGTTATTCGTCAGTATAAATCACTTGAAATTGCAGACAATCGTGCTAAGATTGAAGAGCAAATTCGTGATACAGTACACGAACAACTCAAAGCTGAAAAGCTGGACAATTCTGTATCATTGACGGTAGTGCAAGTGCGTAACATTCTACCTAACGCTGAAATTTTGCAGTCTGCTACAAACTATGTTCGTGCTCAAAATGAACTAAAGATTAAGCAAACTGAAGTTGATATCGCTAAGAAAGAATCTGAGCGCATGGCTGCACTAAGTTCTAACTCTGGTCAGTCAATTGCTTATATGCAAGCACAGGCACAAATGAAGATTGCAGAAGGCATTGCAGCAGGTCGTGTGAATACGATTGTTGTACCAATGGACTTCAAGGGAATGATTAACGTTAAGTAACATACGGAGAGCTTCGGCTCTCCTTTTATTGTTTGGAGATTTGAAAGGATAGAAATGACAAAGTACGTTAATATTGAATCAAGTATTCAGTTACGTGGTGCTGGCTTCAATAGTGTTTTCACAGATGAAGAAATTAAAAATGAACCAATGTTCTTTAATTGCAGTTTAGATTTTGCATATGATCACTCTGGTCCTATTACTCAAGCATTCATGGATTCTTTACCAGAAGATTGGACCGCAGATGCAGTAATTGATACACGCAGTCACATGCTCATGAAAGGTTGGTATCCCTGTATTCCCGGTTGGCATCATGACGATGTACCACGTAGTACACCGAATGGTCAACCCAATTATATAAACCCTGAGTATCGCTCAGAGCATTTGATGGGTTTAGTGAATGCAGAAGTTGCACCTACAGAATTCGCTTTGGGTTTTATTGAATTAGACATTCCAGAGAACAATATCTATAAAGTTTGGCATCCTCAAGTAGAACAAGCTGTAAGAGAACATAACCTTTCTTTGTACAAAGCAACAAGTGGTTTTCTATATCAGTTTGATGATCGTACATTTCATCAAGGTGTAAAAGCAGCAAAGAACGGTTGGCGTTGGTTTGCGAGGATTAGTCGTAAAACTGATCGTGTGAAGAATATAACTAACGAAATTCGTAGTCAAGTTCAAGTTTATCTTGAGTATCCTATGGAGGGTTGGTAATATGAGCATTTTACGTTTTGTTGAAATTGTTGATTGCAAGCACAAATGGTTTTTTAACGAGAAGGGATATAAGTACAAAGAGTATTGGCTTCAGTGTTCAAAGTGCAGACAAATTTCAGCAGTTAAACTTAAAGGAGAAACCAAATGAGAGACACGATAGAAATTGCGAAAGAAGCTCGCGTTTATGTTGGTTGCACAGAATGGACCATTGAAAAGTCCAACACTTTTGTGACCACACATAAGGCAATCAAAGCCTTTGAAGCCCTTGTACGTGCTGACCAGCGTGAGATTGATGCAAAGATTTGTGAAGCACATGCTGGTCCAGAACTAGATTTTCCAGATGAATACAGTAATGCGCGTGATGCTATGGCTTTTGAGTGCGCTGCAGCTATCCGAGAAATGAATAACACATGAAATATTACGTAACAGTACAAATTGAAGAACAAATTGAAGTTGAAGCCGAAAATGAATATGATGCCGTTAAAGAAGCTTTGTTGTCTTTTGATGCCACTGCACATGATCCTGAAATTATAGACGTATGGACTGAGATTGAAGAAGGAGTATGGGATGATATCTGAGCAAATTATAAGTAACGCAATACTTACACCTGATGGTACTTACCTGCGTAGTTATCACAGGCACGACTACAAAGAACACTTAGATAAAGTATCCGGTGAAACTTATATTGTAGATGGTGGCAACGAATACTTGCGCCGTAGCTTAAATACAACACCTGCTACAGATTGCACTGTTTACTTAAGTGATTCATTTGAGATAATTCGTCAAGCTTTCGTTTGGAAAAGCTATGGTAAGAATGGTGAACACATTCCACATGGTGTTTATATTTTTCTCTATGCTATGGATACAAGTCATGTTCATGCTATACTTGAGACTCAAAAGCAAATCAAGGGTACTTATGTAGAAGACTTGATGAAACAAGAGTTGACTTATCGAAAGGAAACCAAGTGACTAATTTTCTACCAGAAGCAAGACCTGCAGAGCGCAACGCATTCTGCCGAGCATGTGATAAACCTATTGTAAAAGGAGAACATATGATCACTTGGTATTCGCACAGAAATCAAGGCATGTCAATTCATCTACATGAAGAGTGTGCTATCAAAATTGGTTTAATGGCTATTACAGTTAAAGGAGAACGTGAAGATGTCTGATGTAGAAAAATTTTGGCAAGCAGTAGCTGCTAAGTTTGGTGATAATCGAACATGGTATCAGTTGAATCCAATGGAACAACAGATGATCATCCAAGGTATTAACATGATTTTACAGGTGGTACAACAATGAGTTTAGTATTTTTAATTTATTTGGCTGGTGTTATTACCAGTATTGCAAAATTTTTAAGTGTTATCTTTGCCAGTACATGTATTTTTTATGCTTTATATGTAGTAGGTTATTTACTTTCTAATGTAGACTACTGGCATAAAAGAGGTAAATTTCATTCATGGCCTATTACTGTGATTCTAGCTTGTGGTACAATCGGAGCATTTCTACCAAGCGAACGCACAATGTGGATGATGGCTGGTGCTTACACTGGTGAAAAAGTCATGGAAAGCAACATTGGTAAACAAACATTAGAACTGATTGAACTTAAACTTGCAGAAGAACTTGATGTTATTAAAACTAAAGTTAAGGAGAAAGCTAAATGAACTTTCCTAAAATTATTTGGCAATCACCTAAGATGTTTTACTATGCTGGTGTATACTTGAAGCTTGGTAACAAACGATATCGCATTTTTAAAGTAGGAGCACCATAATGACAATTCCAGAAGGCTTAAAGCCTTGGTACGGATATGTTTCCTATGATGAAAATTCACCGAGTTGTCTTACATGGATACAAACAGTAGGAAGGGGTGGAAGTCTAAAACACATTGGTAACGTAGCTGGAAGCGTTTCTAATTTTGGAAAAGTAGCAAGGTATTGGAGATTCGGATTAAATCAAGAAACTTATTTTAATCATAGAGTAATTTGGGAAATGTTTAATGGTGAGATTCCACAAGGTCTTGTTATAAATCACATAGATAATGATTATTTAAATAATAAAATATCAAATCTTGAAGTTGTTTCTACAAAAGAAAATAACCACAAAACATATCAACATAATGGTTTAGGTTTGAATAAATTGAACACAACAGGTTTACTTGGAATTTCAGATTATGTTAGAAATATCAATGGTAAAACTTACTACTACGCACACGCACAATTTAGGAATAAAGATGGTCGTAAAGTTCAAAAATATTTTAAATACGATATAATTGATGAAGCATCAAAAGAAATCGCATTTAAATTAGCCAGACAATGGCGTAGAGAAAATATTTTGAGTTTAATCGCTCAAGGTTCAGCATTTTACAATAAGGAGAATTTATGATTCCGACTGATTTTCGTCCACAATTAGCTATTGAGCAAACCAAAGTTAAAACACAACCAGCGAACATGTACATGTCAGAAAAACTTGACGGTATTCGCTGTATTGTATTTGGTGGTGTAGCTTACTCACGTAGTCTTAAACCAATTCCAAATAAGTTTATTCAAGCTTATGTAAAAACCAATCATGAAATCCTTGAAGGTACAGATGGTGAACTTATCGTTGGTAATAAGAATGCACCTGATGTGTTCAACCAAAGTACTTCTGGAGTTATGCGTATCGAAGGTGAACCTGATTTTACATTTTGGGTGTTTGACCGCTTCCATCCTACATCTACTTGGTTGGAGCGTTATGCTTATTTAGTTAACTTAGATCGTGATGATCGTTTGCCATTGCGAGTAGAAGTACTTCAGCACTTTCCTGTAGAAGAAATGGTAGACATTGATGACTTTGAAGTTGACATGCTTGCTCAAGGTGCTGAAGGTATCATGCTTCGTGACTCAGATGCTAAATATAAATGCGGTCGATCTGGCACTAAGAATCCAGAACTACAGAAGGTCAAACGCTTTGTAGATAATGAATTTGAAATCATTGGTTGGGAGCCTAAGTACACCAACACCAATGAAGCAAAGACCAACGAGCTAGGACGCACAGAACGCTCTACAGCTAAAGAAGGTATGGTAGCCCTAGATACAATGGGATCGTTGATTCTACGTACCTCTAAAGGCGATACGTTCAGTTGTGGCAGTGGTATGACTGATGCTATTCGTATAGACTTGTGGGAACGCAGAGAATCACTGATGGGTCAACTTGCAAAGGTTAAGTACTTTGACGTTGGCACAGGATATAATGTCCCACGCTTTCCAGTACTGGTTGGCATTCGACACAAGGATGATCTATGAGTTGGCAAGACATAGTAAGTATAATTGTTATATCACCGATGTTTTATATTGCATGGTGGTTTTTGTATAAATGCGGAAAGGATAACAAATGACAGAACGTAAATTAGCAACTATTCGTAAAATCGCAGCAATTGAACCCATTGAAGGTGCAGACGCTATTGAAGTCGCTGTAGTTGATGGCTGGAAAGTTGTAGTAAAGAAGGGTGAATTTGCAGTTGATTCACTTGCTGTATACCTAGAGATTGACTCTTGGGTTCCAACAGAACTAGCTGCATTCCTATCTAAAGGTAAAGAGCCTCGTGAATTTGAAGGTGTAAAAGGTGAACGCCTACGTACAGTAAAACTACGTGGTCAAATCTCACAAGGTTTGTTATTACCCTTATCTGTTGTTACAGAAGTAAGGGTTGCTGTTTGGGTAGCTCCTGATGAATTCGAAGGATCAGATGTAAGTGATATTCTTGGTATCATCAAGTGGGAACGCCCAATGAATGCTCAACTCGCTGGTATGGCACGAGGTAATTTTCCTGCGCTTGTACCGAAGACTGATCAAGAGCGTATTCAGAACTTGACACGATCTTTTGAGCAATATCAGCTTGATACGTGGTCAATCACAGAAAAACTTGATGGTTCATCTTGTACTTTCTATCTTGATGACGAAGGTGTATTCCACGTATGCTCACGTAACTTAGACCTGAAAGAAGATGAAGCAAATTCATTCTGGAAAGTAGCACGTAAGTTTGATATTGAAGGTATCATGCGTAGAAATTTTATGGTACGTATGGCAATTCAAGGTGAAATGATCGGTGAAGGTATTCAAGGTAATCAGTACAAAGTACAGCTTGACTTCTACGTTTACGACATGTACAATACCCACACAGGAGAATACATCTTGCCTGTACAGCTTAAAGCAGCGTGTGAAAAGCTTGGGTTAAAGCATGTGCCTATCATTGTAGAAGCCACTGAGATTAAAGAACAAACGATTCAAAGTATTTTGGAATACGCAGAAGGTAAGTCTTTACTTAACGGCAGTAATCGTGAAGGTGTTGTGTTCAAGAGCAACAGTGTGCATGACCGCAGCTTTAAGTCAATTTCAAATTCTTGGTTACTCAAAAATGAATAAGGAGTATAAATGATCGAAGAAGGAAAATACATTACAGTTTGTGCTATTGAATATGAAGAATTACAATCACAATCTTTGTTTCTTGATGCTTTAGAAGCGGCAGGTGTTGATAATTGGGAAGGTTATGATGAAGCTATCAAAATATGGCACGAACTTCGCATGGAAAACAAATGAATAAGGGGTAGAATTGGCAGCATTTATTAAACACATCAATTGTGACGAGTGTGGTTCATCTGATGGTAGAGCAGTGTATGAGGATAAGTCCACGCACTGCTTTGTCTGTGAGCATACTGTACCTTCGGATGAATTCAAGGAACAAAATTCCAACAAGAAATCCAAAGTAAAATCATCAACATCAAAGGAAGAAAAAAGTATGGAAGTTAAACCAAGCGGTAAACCTGCACTAACTGCAGAAGAAAATACAAAGATTAAATCTTTAACTGGTGTAGGTGGTAAAGATTTTCGTGGACTTAAAGATGAAACTACCAAACCTTTTGGTGTGCGATATTCTTACGATGATAATGGTGATGTTGAAGAGCAATACTATCCAGCTACACAAGATGGTCAAATCGTAGGATACAAAATCCGTGAAGTACCAAAGAACTTTTATTCTAAAGGTCGCACTGGTGCTGATTGCGAACTGTTTATGCAGTTTAAGTTTAATCGAGGTGGTAAGTATGTTCTAATTACAGAAGGTGAACTTGATGCACTGTCTGCATATCAGATGTTTGCTGAATACAATAAATCTCGTGGTGGTGAGTATGAAATGGCTGTTGTTAGTCCAACTACAGGTGCTAACTCACATAAACAAATTGCAGCACAATATCGCTTTTTCGATAGCTTCGATCAAATTGTTGTTTGTTATGACAATGACAAAGCTGGTAAAGAAGCTACAGAAGACGTAGTTAAAGCTTTACCAAAAGGTAAAGTTAAAGTTATGCACATGCGGTATAAAGATCCAAATACTTATCTTGAAGAAGGTAAGCAAGATGAATTTATTCGTAACTTCTATGAAGCTAAACGATATACTCCTGTTGGTGTATTAGGTAGTGGTGAACTGTATGATAAGATTCTAGCTCAAGCTACTGTACCAAAAGTACCGTTTCCGCACTTCATGAATACATTGAATGAAATGCTTGTAGGTGGTTTACCTTTGGGACACATCATCAACATTGCTGCAGGTACTGGTCTTGGTAAAACATCCTTTGTTAACGAAATGGTTTATCATTGGATTTTTAACTCACCACATAAAATCGGTATTGTTTCAATGGAGTTAGATTCTGGTCAGTATGGTGAAACACTATTAGGTAGACACCTTAGCCGTAAAATCTCGTTGATTCAAGATGATGAAGCTAAGAAAGACTTGTTGGAGTCTGATAAAGTACGTGAGAAGGCAAACGAGCTTTTCTATAATGAAGATGGTCAACATCGTTTCTATCTACTCGATAACCGTGATGGTACAATCGAAGAGATTCAAGATACAGTAGAAGAGCTTGTTGTATCATGCGGTTGCAGAATTATCGTGCTTGATCCTTTGCAAGATATCTTAGATGGACTATCCAATGAAGACCAAGCGTTATTCATGAAGTGGTCCAAAGGTATCATCAAGAGTCACAACGTAACACTGATCTTTATCAATCATGTTCGTAAGTCAGCTTCTGGTGTACAGAATTCTTCACAAGGTGGTTCATTCACTGAAGAAGAAATTCAAGGTAGCTCTACTATCATTAAGTCAGCTTCAGCTAACATTTTGCTAAGTAGAAATAAATATGCAGAAGACCCAACTGAACGCAACACTACCAAGGTTGTACTAAGTAAGAATCGTATTTGTGGATTGACAGGACCAGCAGGTAACGTCTACTATGATAACGACACTCATACATTACACAACTTGGATGAGTGGCTTGCAGAGAATAATTCGGGATTTTAACAAGGGGGCTTCGGCCCTCTTTTTTACTCTTGACATTTGGGTACAACCAATCTTATCGTGGATTTATTTGGAAAAGCGAAGAAAAGATGCTATAATGCGTCAACTGTAAAAGGAGTACTATGAAATATAACGGTTTTTCTATTGACATTGAAGCAGATGGTTTTATCCTTCAGGCTAACAATGTGTGGGTTATGTGCCTTGAAGACCTCGACAGTAATGAAAAGCTGAAGCTGCACCCGTTCAGAGATGTAGATGCTAGGGCCAAGTTTGCTGCATGGGTTGAAAAGTACGATACACCTAATGTGTGCTTTCACAATGGTCTTGGCTATGATATCTTTGTGATGATGTTCGTAATGGGTATTGAATACTCTGTAGGTCCAGACACATTGGAAGGTATGCCTGTTAACTTTGCAGATACATACTACATGTCTATGTACCTTAACCCTGACCGCGAGCGTCACTCGATTGAGTATTGGGGCAATAAATTTGATATGCCTAAGATTGACTTCAGAAAAGAATTGATCACTGCGGGGGCTATTACTGCAGACTCTCCTGAAGGCGCAGAATTCATGCAATACAACGGAATCATGGATAAGTACTGCGAACGTGATACCCTGATTGGTAAGATGGTGTTTAAATCACTTATTACTGAGTGGATTGATGTGTACGGAACTTGGGATAACTCTGAGTGGCCTCGGCACTTTAAGTCTGGTCAGAAGAGCTTTTACCTTATGAGTTGCCAAGAGCTTTCAGGCTGGAAGTTCGATGTTGATGCTGCAGGTAAACTAAAAACTAGAATTGAGGGCATGATGGAAGATATTCGTCAGCGAGTAGAACCACAGTTGCCACCACGAGGTTTAAAGAAGACTGAAGAGAAAGAATATAAAATGCCAGCTAAACCCTACCGTAAAGATGGAGAATACTCCACTACATGGGAGAAGTTTGCAAAGAAGCACAAAGCTATTCACATTGGGGATGATCTATGGATATTCTACAACAAAGAAGTTAAGGTAGAGTCCGATAAAATCCTAGATGTTAAACTACCAATGGAAATGGCAAATCAGGATCAGATGAAAGACTGGTTTTTGGAACAGGGGTGGAAACCTACACTGTTTAATTATAAGAAAGGTCCAGACGGTAAACCTGTGCGTGACCCTGTTACAAGACAGCTAATCCCGACTTCACCTAAGATTCAAGAGACTGGAAAGTTGTGCCCAAATTTAGAAAGGCTTGATGGTGACTTAGTAAAAGATGTAGTCAAGTGGTTGTCACTGCGTAATAGACTATCGGTACTTACAGGCTGGCTTCAGAACGAGCGCATTGTATACGATGGTCGTATCGGTGCAGGCCGTACTGGCATTGCTTCAACACACCGTCAAAAGCACAAAGTTGTGGTGAATGTACCTAAAGCTGATCCGAAAGTCTTGCTTGGGTATGAGTTCCGTGAACTGTGGATTGCAGAAGATGGGTATCTAATTGCCGCTGGTGATGCCGCTGCACTGGAAGGTCGGGTGCAAGGACATTACACATATAAGTATGATGACGGTGCAACTGCTGATGAATTGCTTAAAGGTGATGTACACTCAAAGAATGCTAATGCTTTCTATGGCAGCATTTATGACGAGGTTGCAGCTATTTATAACTCACCGGATTTTGATAAGGAGAATCCCAAATGGAAACCCTACCGTAACAAGTCAAAGAACGGCTTCTATGCGATTCTGTACGGCGCTGCAGCACCAAAGGTAGCCTCCACCCTCGGAATTCCTGAACAGTACGGTAAAGAGGCCCTAGAAGCGTTTTGGGCAGCTAATCCCGGCACTGCTGAGCTGAAGAAAAGCCTAGAAAAGTATTGGGAGTCTGTAGGTAAGAAGAAGTATTTACCAGCTATTGATGGTAGAATCCTGCTTACTCGGAAGAAGTCTGCACTACTCAATACCATCTTTCAAAGCTGCGGTGGTATCTCGATGGACTATGCAGGTTGTTTTATGGATGTTTGGCTAGGTGGTTTAAAATTCGATGAAAAGCGCAGACCGTACTACCTGTACAAAGATTGTATTGTTCGGAGAATTGGATATTTCCATGACGAGCTTGAGTATGAGTGCCAAGAAGAGGTAGCTGTAGAGGTGTCACACATGATTGAAAAGGCTATCTCTAAGGCTGGTACACTTCTGAAGATTAAAGTGCCACTAGTTGGCGAAGGTAAGGTTGGTAAGAACTGGAAAGAAGTTCACTAAGAAAGGATTGAAATGAGTTACATGTATGAGTACAATAAAGAGTATCAGACGTTGCAACAGTTTGATGAAAATGGTACACTACGATCTAGTATGTCGATGCCTCAGTCTGATCTTAACGAACTAGCTAGGTTGAACATCAAAGAAAATATTTTACGCAGTGTTGACACAAAGTTAAAAACTGATGTATAATTGAGATAACAAACGGCGTTAGTACAATGGATAGTGCAAGTGCCTTCTAAGCATTCAATAGTGGTTCGATTCCACTACGCCGTACCAGATATGAAGCTGTAACTCAGTTGGTAGAGTCATTGGGCAGGTTACTGTCGATAGTGTTTACATTTTCTAGATAAATATGCACTAGGCGAGTCGGAGGTTCAAGTCCTTCCAGCTTCACCCTGAAATTAGTCCCGCCATGCTTGTTGCTCAAATCCCTAGAGTTAGCAGCATACTTCGGTCGAGGTAGGTGAAAGCCCTATCACTAAAAATGCAAGTACAAGTTGCGCTGTACTGCAGGATTTCTAGCATGCGGATTGTCGTCCAATAGTCAAAAGACACTATAATACTGGTTTAGGGACCAGAGGTTATAGTTCAGTATATTTCAGGTTGGGTAA